TAGGTGTTCAGGCTTGTCACGGCCTGGTTAGCGTTATCGGCGGCGGTCTGGGCGGCCTTGGCGGCGTTATTGGCCAGCGTTATGGCTTCTTGCGCCGTGGCGAATTGCTCCTCCGTCACACGGGCGGATATCTCCTCGGCCATGACCGACAACTCAGCGTCATACTTGGTATATATCGCACCGGTCTCCGAGTCCACGTACTCCTTCGTGGCCAGCAACTTGATATACTCCTCTGTCTGCAAGATCCGCGTCTCAAGCTTTATCACGGCATCGGCCAACCTGTCGTTGAACAACGACACGCCGTATATCAATATCTCGCCGGTGAATCCGATCCTGAAATCCCCGGTACCGTCCCATTTGCCGGCTTTTGACAGCTTGACGTACTCGTCGGACGGATCGAGGGTCAAGGAGTCGTACAACTCCTGCCCGGCGAAACCCACCGTCAAAACACCTCGTCTCATGACCTTATAAAACAAGGAGAAGGAGAACGTATGACCCTCATCGCTCTCTTCCAACTCAGGAACTTTCATCACGTCGTTACGCTGGAATATATACGTGTCCTTGATGCGAAGCACGTTCCTGTTGCCATCCCTATAGATATCGGAAACCTTCCTCTTGTCCGAGTAAAAAGAACCGCCCACCCACAGGAGATTGCCGCTCACGTTGATGAAATGGATGTCGTTGGCCTCCGCCCAATAATTCGTGTCCTTCCCGAACGTGGAATTGACAAGTATATTCCCGGATTCCAGAGACATGTCGTTCCTCACCCCCTCAATCTCGCTCCTCAGCTCCCCGTTCATCACGTAGAACTGCTGCTCCACGGTCATGCCGTTATCGAGGTATATGGACGAGTTCTCTATATAGATCCCGTTCAGGTAAGCCCCGTAACCCTTCAGCTGGGTCCCGTTCTTGGTACGGATCATGGAGAGGTTGCCTAGCTGGGCCTTCAGCGTGTCTTGCGTGGAAACGCCCGTGATACCGTCATATACGGCAATGAACGGCGCTCCTTGATCCGCCGATGTCAGATAGATAAGGCCCTGTCTGGTGGTATCCCTGTCGTTACCCCAACGCATGGCGAAATCCCCCGCCTCTGGCTCTCCGGTACCCTCTATCAATGGGTAAGCGACGTCGAAATAGTCGGATGAGATACCGATACAGCGACCGAATAGATATTTAGTGGACGTGATACCGTTCCTTCTCTGTATCCTCACGCCGTCACCTTCCCTGAGGTTCATCAGCATGAGACCGTCCATGTCGTCCATGTAGCATCTCCAACGATCGGACAGCCTCTCGACCCTCCCTATCTTGTTGATATCGGACACGATCTGGTTGCCGCCCAACCCGTATATCTGCGAATACACTATCTCGTAGGCCGTGAAGGTCTTCCTAACGAATATGTTGTCAAAGGTTCCAGTGGCCGTGGGGATGTCTATCTCCGTGCCCCAGCCAGTGAAGCCGGGGGCGAACGATATGGAGCCGATCTTGTTGCCAGCGTATATGTCGGAACGCACCTTCAACGCCTCCATGATACCGGAACCGTCGGCCTTGATCTCCCATCCCTTGCCGTCCATGCCGTCGAGGAAGATGGAGGAGCCTATTTTTTTGTCGAAGATGATCTCACCATGAGCCGTGTCATTGACATCCTTCCTTAAATATTTCTTATTAAGTTCTTCGGGCGATAATCCCCCCCCAATGACATATCCACCCTTAGAAACGGCTCCTTCATTCCTAACGTTGTCAATGGCATCCCAAATCTTATCAATCGTACTAGCGATAGGTTTATCGCTAAGGGATATCTCATAAACCGGGATAGCCCCACCTTCTTTTATGGATAAGCTCTGGACAATAATGCTATAATCTGTTCCAAAATCAGCGTCATACAACGGAAGTCTCATGCCTTCCCTGATCAAATCGTGCAGATTCCCGTTTCGAGCCATGTATATCTCATCTACTCCTATATCGTAAGTATAGGTCACATGATCATGCTCAGCCAGATAGGAAGTAGCCGCATTTAATAGCTTATCTTCCGCATATTTTACATATTTATCTGGCATCGTGATATTCAGCAAGATAAAACGATCTCCCGTTGACAGATTCTGTCCGGCATTAGGGACTTGGAAGTTGTCTCTTGTGGATTTGTTAAGCGTTATCTCATAGTTACCGTTCTCCAATTGAATCACTTCCACAATCTCGAACTCATAACCTGTCAAATTTCCGCTTCGTATTGATATCGTCGCCGTCTCTGAGGTCAAGTAATCTTTGATATTGAATCCGATGTTCTTGATCGTCACCTTGAAAGAACCCGACGTCTCTGTTTCTTCCGTTATTTTCTCAGCGGAGACAAGCTCATCTATTCGTCCTATACCGGGTAACTCCACACCCGCTATAGAAGGATAGATATCCTCAAATAATTGGGTGTATTCCCTTACCCCATAAGCGGAGATATTTTTCGATTCAATATAGCTCTTGCCTGTCTCCAGATAACCGGGTAACATCAAGTTCCTCTTGCCAGAGAAGTCCGATTCTCGCTTATTGTAATCGGAAGGTATATTGCGTTCGCCCCCATAAGCGTACAACCTAGTGACAATCGCCTCGTCAGCATTGACATCCCTAGTTATCTGGTATAAACCGTTATCCTTACCGTAATAAAAAGTATGATTCAAGGAATCTTCCGGGTATCCGATCCTCACCCTTCTCTTGGTAACGAGGAAATTTAGCCCAAACTCCTTATTGATCATCACGAGGGCATTCCAGCAAGAGGTATTGTCTATCTGTATTTCTGCCTCCTCGGTCTCAACGCCCTCATAGACATCGATAGTCCATCCCGGATAATCACGGTTCATGTTCGCCTGTATCCTCTCGGCAAAGGTCTTGACGGTACCTACAAATGAGAAAGACGGACTAGGCTGGTAATGATAATCATTGCCATACGGGACATAATCCAATAACTGACAATTCTGTAACTCTACATCTACCGTATTGAATACCAAATCATACTCAAAGGCGTCTTGAGCACTGCCAGAAGAAGCGCTCTTCGTTTGGGAAGGGATATAATATAAATAGAAAACCTCTCCCCTATAAGTCAAATAGTCGCCTATAGCGAAATTTATCACGACTGGGGATTCGAACGAACAGGATATTGTCCTTTCGCCCATAAACGATCCGTTATACTCTAGTTCCTTGATCGTACAACGTTTTATTTCACCTGTCTTATCGTAAACAATCCACCCCATACTACCTAATGATAAATTGCTCCTCCGGTTTGGTCACCCTAAATTTCATCTTAAACTCAGCGACATCCCCTAACCTTACATCGCTCGTAAAATCAAAATCGCTGAACCCTTTAAAGTAAGCCCCCTTGCATCCTGTATATGAGTAGGGAGAGTATATGTTTAGCTCTGAGCCATTGGTTGTCATATATTTGAACAGGGATTCTTGCTTGGCCATAAAAGAGCCTTGCGAACCTTTATAAACCACGGATATCTCAATGTCATAAGCTTTTAATTTAGCCACGTCCGGGAAATAAACGTCCTCTCCGTCCTCATCCTTCCAGTCACGGGAAGGCAACTCCTTTGTCTCAAGAGGGACGAATAATGGCACGCTGGTAGTCTTGACGCCAAAGTCAGCGTATAGATCCTTCGTTTCCGATCCATTCGCCTTTTGAAATATCAGTGTATCTCTATCTGTTCCCATAACAAAAAAAAAGAGAACCTACAACAGGATGGAATCAACCATCATGTCATAGGCTCTCTTCGAAGCTCTTGTTTATTATGAAAGCAAATATAGATAATATTTATATCACGACAAAACAATATAGATAATATCTATGCAATATATTAATCTTTTGGTCTTGATTTCTCGATATCCATCAAGAAGTCCCTCACGCAAGACATGGCTCTTATCTTGTTCATGGTCTCATTGTCATCAAGGGAGTCTTCGTAGCTCAACCGGATGAGCGTATCTATCATGTCTCCTATATCCTCCGAGAAGGTGTATTCCGATATGCTCATTACATGAGCATGTTGTTTACCTGTAAGTTCAGCAATTTCAAGAGAACTCATTGTCTCTTTGTTTAATGATAAATCTTTCATACCTTTGTTTTAATTTTGTTTGAATTACTAATTATGTCCCCGTTAGCGGCTCAGTCACTTCCGCTTTCGGGGATTTACTTTGACTGATTGTAGCGGCCGGGGAATCGAACCCCGACAAGGCCATCCTTTGAAGATAAAGGTGGAATGACAATACTACTTACTTTGTCATCTAATATATACTGCAAGTGGTGTAGGAGATATACTGCGTTGGCAAGGTGGGTACTACTTAAATTAAGGAATATATTATCAAACATGTAATTTAACCCTTCCCGATTTGCTTTTGTTAACATAAGTATTTACCTTTGCGGCAGAATTATTAATCAATTAAAATGTTAAGAAAAATGAATGAACCTATTATTCGATGTCCGCATTGCGGAAGTCAGCAGTTATCTGTTGGAGAAAAAGGATTCTCTACAAGAAAAGCTATTGCAGGAGCATTGCTTTTAAATATGGCGGGTGGAATATTGTGTGGCTTATTAGGAAGTGGAAAAACTAAAGTAACATGTCTTAAGTGTGGTAGAAAGATGGATGTTTCAGATCTCGAAAAAATTTACCCTAATAAACTTGATAAAGATGGATTCCCACCTGTTTTTTAGTCATATTTACGCTGGTTGAAAAGAGCAATTTATTATGGGATATAATGGAAGTAATAGACGTGGGCTACCTCAGAAAGGATCAGGGTTTAGCAAATCGTCAATGAAATTTGGAAGTGGTATTGTTGGAGGATTTGTCGGATTAATAGGTTTATTATTTGGCCCATTTGGTATATTGCTGTTTTTTATTGCCATATTTAATTTTGATGCGTTTATTTTTATTATAGGATTGTTTGTCTTTGTTTTTATTATAGGTGTTTTAATGGCTATTTGTAGAAACAGTAACGATACCCAAATAAAAAAAGAAGATGTATATCCTTTAATCGAAGAAAGTAATAATATAGATGTATATAACTATAAATCCAATGATAACATATGTAGTATTTTAAACAGAATGTCTCCTTACCCAAAAACATATAAACGAATAGCTAGAAAATGTATTCGTGTGGGAAGTAAAGTAAAAAGAAAAAGCGATGGTGAAATCTTGTATGTTGTTGACGTATTAAAGTATAAATATAAATGTTACGACTTTACCATACGAGACTGCATTTTTATCGGCAAGGAAGAACTCGTAACTGATTAATATAACATCCACACAACTCCAGCCCGATCATCTATGCTTTTCATACTCGAAATATCCGAAAATATCAAAACGATAAAAAGCGACAGAATCAAATCCAGCCGCTTTGTCGGTGATGGTTCAAGAGCAGATGCCACATTATATAGATAAAATCTATAATATTATATACACATATAAATAACATTTATATACCTCGTTTTTTATACCTTATTTATTCTAATTTGATTTAAACAATATTAAATAACAATCTAACTAACATGGTTTCTGATACAAAGTAACGTAACTTTGTTGCGCAATCTTATTGATCAACTTAAATTCATAAGAATATGATTCGTACAATTCCTAATCCAATAATTAGCGTCGATGATGTTAGACGCTTTAGAGATGTTATGCGAAAATGCGTAACAGGGGATTTTACGGATGAAGAAAAAGAAAATATCAGACTCCGTAAAATCGAGATGAAAAGAGTAGATGACATTGTAAGACAGAACAATGGAGGTAAAAACCCTATCCTCGGATATTAATTATTCGGTTCATTTTCTCTCTGAGAAAGATGATCTTTCTGAATTTTCATGTGGTAACAACGAATTAGATAAATTCTTTCATGAGGAGGTATTCATTTGCATGAAGTATAAGTATGTTACAGCATACTGTGTTAAAGATAAAAACGGATTGATCATTTCTTTGTTCACACTGGCTCATGACGCCGTAATACTATCCTCAGAAGAGGATAAAGAGGATTTCATATCAGAGTCTTCGATGAGTATCAGTGAAGAATATATAGGTACATTCAAGAATCAATCCGCTTTTCCCGCCGTAAATATTGGACATTTAGCCGTAAGGAAGGAATTGCAGAGCGAGGGAATTGGAACATTTGTCATTAACTTTGTGACTAATACATTCGTTGACTACAAAATAAGCGGATGTCAATTTATAACTGTTGATTCCATTAATACCCCTAGAACAAATAAATTCTATGTGAAAAATGGATTTATCAACCAAACCAACAATGATACATGTAATTCTACAAGAAGAATGTACTTACCACTTAGAATATACCAAGATAAATAGATAAAATCTATATCAATCACATATAATATAGATTTTATCTATAATAAAAATAATCCAAAGACTTCAATATATCTCCTCTCCATTAAATACCTGCCCACGAATCATAACTTTGCGAATTACCCTCACCAGTTCACATGGGGTATCAATAAAGCTATCGTCATAGGCGTAAACCGTACACGTTCCATTGTTGGACAAGACAGATAATCTAGATTGGTCATAGCATTCCACGTTCACGTAAGAATGTAACCCGCATTCCATATTAATGCTAGCGTTATTGAAACAGTATAATTTAACCGTAGCCCAATCCTTTATCTTAATCACCCCGGAAGAATCTCCAATGACAAATACGGAGTCTTCCGATCCTAGTTCGGCATTGATCTGACGATCTAAAAAAATCCGGTTGTCTTCCAGTTTTTTCAAATCCTGCTCGGAGGCGAAATAACGTCTTACGATCTCCAACGCCGGAGTGGAGTGTTCCATGAAATACTCCGGCCATCGTTTCCAGACCTTGATGATCATATCAACATCCTTATTGCTTCTTCCCCACAATCTCCTGCCGCTGGAACAAACCCCTAAATCGGCAAGTTCGCTAAATAATTTATCAGTATCCATGATTATATATTATTGAATTCTTACAGCTTTCCCGCCCTTTCCTTGTACGATCACGCTTGATAAAGCGTTTTGTATTACGGTTGAGCTCTTCTGTATCTCAATCGCCGCATCTGCATTTGCTTTCGTGTTGGCGGCAATGGCGTTAAGCTGTTGCAGCTGCGCTTGCGCCGTAATGCTCATCGTAGGTAACAGGTTCCCCGCGATATTCTCCAACAAGTTGCGTTTTACGCTCACGTCATGACGGATAGCGTTCAGATAACTACCTAATAAGTTTGCCGTGTCCTCTGTCACTCCTTTGATGCTTGCCGAAAGACCTTTCTTATCACTGTCACCAGTCGTATCGGTAAGGGTTATCCCTGCCTTCTCTGCCGCCTCATTCAAATACTCCCAAACCTTCTGGCTTTGCCCTATGACATCTCTCAACCCGGATAATTCCGTGACAAGGCCTGACATATCGCTTCCAGACATTGTCCCGTCGCCCAAAATCCCGCCTTTCCCATCCTTACCAAACAAATACTCTCTCAGGGAACTCATGGCGGTCTCTATGTATTGGGTTTGAAGTATATTTTTCAAAACATTCTTCATTATATCAGCTACGGTCTTGTCAAAGGCTTCCGCCGCATCCTCCCCAGAGGCGAATGCGTCAACCAGAGAATCAGCGATGCTACCGGCCCAGTCTTTCAGGTCTATATCGTACAAGTCTTTCGCTAAATCCTCATAGAAATATCTCAGTTGATCGTCAAGCTCAGCTATCTGCTGTTTATAATCCTCTATTTTTGATTGATCCGTTTTTTTCTTATCCTCCTCGGCTAGCATCTGCCTCTCAATCTCTTCCCTCTGGCGTTGAAGGTTTCGAACCATTTCATCCGTTTGTTTCTCTGAAGCCTCTCCCAACTGCCTTTCAATTTCCTTTTGCAAATTTGTATAGGCGTTTTGTAGCTTTTGCACCTCCAACTGGGATCTTTTAATCGCCCTATCCAGCCTCCTGTCATGGAATTGCGCTATCTTGCCTACAATATTCGGGATAAAGGAAAGAGCGGACGCAGCCATTTGTATCGGGTTCCCGCTGGTCAATCCTTGAGTTAGACTTCCAAGCTCACCTAACATGTCTCCAGCAAAAGATAAGGTGTCGGATACTCCCTCGTTCCCTAAAGAGTCAAACATACCAGACCAAGCGTCAGTAACCTCCTTGATCATTTGAGCCGCATCATTGGCGTACTGCCCTAAAGAGGACAAAGCCTCTTTCTTCTCTTCCTCATTTCCTTCCTTTAGGGCCTTATTATATTCATCAAGACTGTCCTTGATTCCTTGAAAGGGATTTTGTTTATTCAGCTTTCTTTCTTCCTGAGAGACTTGCTTCACTAATCTCAAATACGTCTCCAAGGAAACGGTAGTCTTCTTTATGTCATCATTCTCATCCTTATAGGATAGGACATATTGGGATTCCCCGGTTTTAGGATTCTTGATTTCTTCCACCGTATCCATCATCTTTTTAGCCTCAGATACGACTTTTCTCATATTGGAATAACCAAGAGCGGCGGTATCCCCGAACAGCTTCTGCCATATGGGAGATAGCTTGATAGACTCTTCCCGTAAAGATTGAATCTGCTGGGCATATTCTTTAATGACCCCTGCGTCCAAAGTCTTTTGTCCCTCCTCTGACAGGGACTTATAATAATCGGTATTCCTGAGATTGGATAACATGTCCTCTCTCTTATTCTCGAGCGCCTTTATCTTCTCGTTAGCGTCAGCGTATTTCTGCACCATGGTCAAGGCATCTTGGATAACCGCCTCCGAGCCGCTCCTCGTGGCTTCCCTTATCTTATCAACGATTTCCTTCGCTATACCGCTGGTGTCACCTAACATTTCCTTCAGCTTGTTTTCTGATAAATCGCTTAGTTCCTCATATGTCTTCCCTGTTTTCTCTAATAAAACATTCTTTAAATAATCCACTTGGGTGGTTATGCCGTTCATAGAAGACGCATCCATGCCAAAAGCTACCTTTAACGATGCCTGCTTGTCCCCTGTTATATCAAATATCTGTTTATACAGGTTCCATTTTCTCGTACTCTCCTCTACTTGTCTGCGAATAACCTCCATGGCCTCCGAGGAGCTACGTTTGATGCCATCCAGATCGATATCCGTGTACATCTTCTCAATCTCCTTGTTGACCTTGATCCGATCCTTGTTATCTCCCATTACCTTTTGCAACTCAGACTGGACATTCTTCAGAGACTCCTTTAATTTATCGGGATCAAAATTCAAGCCGGCGAAACGGGTGTCTTCGTTTACCGCCTTCGTGGCGCCCTCCTTTCCAAGCAATGAAACGTATTTATTATATGTGTCCATCGCTTCTTTTATCAGACGAACTTGCTCCTGAAATTTATCGGCTATAGGATCTTTACCCTTTTCCTTGCCATTCACGGATATATTGAACTTGTCAACAACCGATTGAAGCTCTTGGATACGCCTCTTGTCCGCCTTTATATCATCCTCAGAGAAAAGTCCTTTCGTCCCCTCTTTCCGGGCCAGTTCGTCTTTTACGTCGCTCAACTCGTCCTTTAGTTTCTTTAGCCATGAGGCGTAATCATCATCCTCTTTTGGTACTAGGTGCTTCAAGCTATTATTCCCGGACACGAAATCCGATACGGACTTTCTCCATCCTTTTAATTCCTCTTTCAATCCATTGATATTCTTGTCACTTTTGCCTAAATTATCAAGGAATTCTTTCGTATTTTTAGAAGACTCCTCTAATCTTTTTAATTCATCTTCGTACTTTATGACATTATCGGCCATTTCGGCGAGATCCTTGTCTGTCACATAGCCAAAATAAAAGATATCTTCCATATTGGTGGCCTCCCCGACATGGAAGCGTCCGCTTCCGTTGCTGATCACCATGTTTATGTATTTGATCTTGTCCCGAAGCTCTTGTGCCCTCTCTTCCGCCTCTTTTAAGCCTTGGCGTGCTGATATTTCATAATTACGCTTTTGTTCGGCATTCAATTCTCGCATTTTCTGAACAGACAACTGTAATGATCCACTATAAGCGTTCACCTCCATGGAAGCACCCTTAAAATGAGATTTAAGAGAGGTTGTTATGGTTTCCAATCTCTTTGATTCCTCGGTTGTCTTATTCTGCTTGTTAGATAATAACTCGTATTCATCTATTAGCTTTTCCATACCCTTATTTTCCTCGAAATTGGTTTGGAGCTTACCAAGCGATTCATTTAGGTCCGTTATTATTTCTTGCGTGCCCTTAGCTTTATCCGAAAATAAAAAGAATGCACCGGTCAATCCGGCAATAGCAGTTGCAATGATTACAAAAGGATTTGGTTTTGTGACAGCATTAAGGACTCCCATCGCAACGGATTGCGCCTTCGTTGCTTGCGATAATCCCCGCACGGCTCTTGTCAAATTGGTTATTGTCTGTAATTGTTCTAATGCAAGCCATGCTTTTGAAGCCGCGGTAAGCAATAAGATTGCGGCCTTATAACTTCCATAAGCGGAAACCGCACTCAATATATATTTAGATAACTCCTCCCAATTACTCATCGTATCGGTTATCAGGTCAAGCCCTTTACTTAGCGTGCTATTGTTACTCTGTGCTATATCTGCGAGCATCACATCGTAAGCGTCACGTAGGTTCGCTAATTTACCGGCGAGAGTATCGGCTAGAGCGCCTTGCATGTTATAGAATTGACCGCCTTCATTCGTCAAGTCCCAAAGGACATCCTTAACCATCTGGAAAGAGACCTCTCTTCTGGATATTTTATCAAAGACATCTCCTACTGTTATTCCGGTTTCACCTAGCTCCTCAAACTTTTTTCTTAGTTGTTCCAACAACGGAATGCCAGCCTCCGTGAACTGACGCAACTCTGTCCCTTTCAAGAACTCAGCGGATCGCACCTGTCCATAAGCTAGGATGATACGCCCCATATCCACGCCTACGCCGGCGGAGATATCCGCTAAGCGTTTTATCGTATCATACATCTCCTCATAAGGGATATTAAAGGCGGCAAGCTGTTTCGTATATCCGGCGAGTTCCTTGAACTCAAAAGGGGAAACGACCGCAAGCTCCTTGATCTGGCCAAACAGTACGTCCGCCTTGGTAGCGTCCTTAAACATAGTCTGTAACGCCACACGCTGCTTCTGGAACTCTCCGCCTATCTCGATTATTTGAGTCAAGAATCTTTCTGCCGCATATACGGAATATATATTCGCCACCTGATTGCGGAGTTGAGTCGCAAGGTTGAATTGCGTACGCATATTCTTGGTTATTCCTCCAAGGGATCCAGCGTACTTGCTCGCGGAAGAGGACGTATTACTATACTCACCCCGCAGCCTCCTGACTTGCTCTTGTAGTTTTTTGATCTTTTCCCGGCTTTCATCATAAGAGTTCTGGATGCGCTTGTTTATCTCCTCGATCCGTTTAGCACGGACATCACTTGCGGAGACATTCGTATTTATCCCGGCCTTGGCGATAGCGTCTTGAATAAGTTTAGTGGTATTAGCCTTATCCACGACGATATCAATCTTAAACTGTTGTCCTCTTAAAGCGTTCTCTATAGAGGATTTCAAAGATTGACCATTTAAACCGACTTGAATATCCAAGTCTTTCAAACGTTTCTCTACAGCTTTTATATCTTTATCTGTCAGGTCTTTTAATCCTAACTCGAACCATAGTTTACCAAGATTTCCCATAATGCCTCTACCTTTTTATTATAAACTGGGAAAGATCGATTACAGGCTTTGATCCATCCTTATATTTATCTTCCCATTCTTTTGTTTTTTTGATTACCTGTCTCTTGCTTGGGCGCTTAGAGTCACGACCTCTCTTATCTCTCTTCCCGTCTTTGTCCATCCCGTAATTTATCACAGGCTTGTCTATAGTAAGAAGCTCGATCTGAGCGCAAGAAAGGACGCATCTGTACTCATACATAGGAATGGTCAAAAGCCCGAAAAAGAAAGACCTCGAAGCCATTAAATTAGGGTGCTTCTCACCTATTGTCCATGCTTCTCCGTACGCTGTTCGAGAAGGATACGATCGGCTTCCTCCTTCTTCATATTCATCTTCGAGTCTCTCATCGCGGTCGCTAATATGATACACATCCAATAGTCCTGTATGAGCGACGCTTCTTTTTTTTTACCTTCCGTAATGATGGCCGCTAGGACCTCCGATGGCACATAATGATAAAGGACTCTCCATAGTATACGATAAAACAATACAATAGACATTAAACCATTCAAAAGGATCAAGGCCGCCGTCTTGGCCGGAACCTCATTGTCGTTTTTACAGTTCAAGGCCACGTCGGTGATCTTCTCCAACGTATAAGGGCGCATCCATCCAATCTTGAAGTTTATCCTTCCCCATCGTATCGTGCTCTTGGAGGCCGTCCTGACCTCTTGCATCGCCCGCTCATCCTTTCTTGAAGGCTCTATTAGTTTCCCTGCCATAAAAAATAGGATTATGAATAAGGGCTGTCTTGAGTTTAAGACAGCCCATTAATTTTTAAGCTACCGCTTTCTCCAAAATGAAAATGTCGGAACCATCCTCGTTCTCCAATGGGGTTACGGTTACATTGAAATAAGCAGGGTTGTCACCATCCGCAACGACAAGGCTTCCATACATCTCAATGCTCGGAAGGATCACGATGACATCCTTGTTGTCACTCATCATGATAAGAGCGCCGGAAATCTTCTTGGGAGCCATGCTATACGCTGCACCGGAATAATTCTCATCCTCCGCCAAATTACTGGTAGATACGATATTCTCTTTTTTATCCATGAACAGGTCGTTGATAACCCCTTTTAAGCTGGCCACCTGAAGGGATATATCCGAATCGCCCTTTTCCGTTCGTGTCACCCAGTTAGCCCCGGTAGTCAACTTGATTTCCGTGGTCTCCGGTTCTCCCGTGTTAAATGTCACGCCATCGGACAATACGGGAAGTTCCATATCTACAGTAATGGCCGAGGCTAATTTTGCCACGGTCAAAGGATTCTTGCTATAATACACCTCGTCCATCTTGTTAAAGACGGCCCTTAGCGCACTCAATTGATTGGTAACAGTTATTTTTGCCATGTCTTTTATCTTTTATTGTTAATACTTATATGAATCAGTTTGATTTATCCGCAACTCAGCGTTAATAAGCCAATGAGAGAATCCAAGCCCGTCATCTCCTTTTAGTACGACAACAGGATCGGTAACAGAGAACCTGCCGCTTCCTGATTTTATCGGGAAATATGATATAACAGAGTCGAGCATTTTTTGCAATTTGGATGTGTTCTCCAATCCGTTTTGTATGTTCCTAGCGGCCAAGTCAAAGCGGATAGTCGTATCTTGCATGACATTGCTATCAGGGACGTTAACAGGAAGAGAGACAACGATAAAGTCCTGCATCTGCTTTTGACTCGCAGACTTACGATTGCCAGCGGATACGTTCTTACTGACATCGGATAACAAGGAGCAAACTTCCTCCAAAATTTGAGATATGTAGAAACGGCTAACTTTCATGTGGACATGGGCTTTAATTCTTTCAACAAAATGTCCTTCCCAGATTTGGATGTGTCTGTCAGCACATTCAAGTTCCTCACGTTTTCTAGATATTCGGAGTATTCCGTGCCGGTAGTCATAACTATAGAAAAACCTTTAGTTATAAACGGTCTGTAAGAAGATAGAAAATCAGCCGCTGAATCAGCACCGAATTCTCCACTTACATCCACTTTCCCCACGACAATTCGAGCTTTTCCTTCATATGGATTACTCAAATAAACACGTTCTCCTTTTCGAATTTTAATACGTACAGGTTTACGCATCGTATTACCGGAAATCACCATCCCAATCAATCCGCCATTATAGTAAATACCACAAGCATATGAAGTTTGAGTATTACCTGTAAAGCCATCATATTCTCTTTCTTTCAAGGCATGATCTATCAGCTTGGAACACGAACGCTCAATAGCGGAATACAAATAATCATTAATAATCCGTTTCGCTTTCTTCAAGCCCTCGTTTAAAACCTTGCTGTTATCCATATCCTTAATTCTTAGATATGTTGAAAAATACTTCCGTCCCGAAATTGGAAATGTTCACGTCTGTTATAAGAGTGCCCGTCCACAAACTTACCCGATCCCTAACGTCGATCATGTCCCCGGGCAATATCCCTTCAACGAATCCGGGCATCGAGACCCGATAATCCGTTTTAGGGACATTATCGGAATAGAAATTGCGTATCGAGGTGTTGCTCTCTTTCCGGCATTCACCCTCATATAAAGATACCTTCTCCCCCTCCGAGAACTGGGTCGCCCCTTTTATCCGGTAAATCACGCAAGTATGCGGATATCTTGGATTATTGCCCCTCATAGTAGCTCCTCCATATTCTCATGCCTCTGGCACGCACACGAGGCCCGCTTGAAGCATGGCTGATCTCCCCATACCGAGCGTATATGTTATTAGCGATAGCGGACCATCTTCTCTTGTCCGTCTCGGATATCTGACCACCCCCTTCTTTATGCCTCCAGTTACCATCTGCGTCATCTACGCTGACGGCGACGCTAGGCATGACGGAACAAGCCATATAGACATCCGCCCTCAACAGCATCTTGGTTCTCAGATCTAAATCTGAGGCCAGATAATCCGGTGATACATGACGGTCTAAAAGAATATTGGCGATTATCTCATCACCTAATTCCATATTAACCACACCACGAACATACTGTTCGGCCGTTCGCTCGGTATTTAGAGAATAACAAGTCATACCTCTAAGCTGTTACCGTATAAACGCACATATACTGAGGCATGTTCGGGACACACAAGACGGCCATCTCGCTTTCCACGTACATAGACTTCGTCTTTGACTCAAAACGCTGTGTCAACAACGTCCTGCCATCGTCAAACCAAGCGATTCTCTGGGTAGGATCGTCAGTGAACACCATTGGCTGAACGCTCTTGATCGTACCTACCTGACCATCCGGCACGAAAGAGACATTCAATGGGTTGAAGTTCTCGATAGTCTCCGTTTTCAAGGCTTTCGTGTCACTGTTGAACTTGTCCACGGCGGCAATGCTGTCACGAGGAATAAGAGATGCGCCAATAATGCGTCTGATAGCGTCCAGTTTGCCTTCATCCGTCATATTTTGAGCATACTGCGATGCCACCGCGTCAGGATCACTAGCACCAGCGGCGCTAGGATAGAGGGCTAACCCGATCCTGCTCAACACCTTGCTATGAGTCAACAAGTCGTCCAACAAGTCCGAGGCGATTTCAAAATGACCTACAGGAAAGCCTTTTTTACGCATATATTTCACTTTGTTTTTCAAGAACAACAGGGGATCGGAAGCGCTTCCCTCGTTCGCCGTTGTATGCGTACTTGTTTTCCACCACCTGTTCTCGTCGGATAAAGTCTCCTTGTTCGCTGCCGGGACACCAAAATCGAATGTCAAACCGGTAATACCACGAGGGTTATTATCGCCCCCGATCGTGAACTGTCCCGTGGACACGACACGCATACGCTGATGGGTCAAAGCGTTCCTGTTCCCCATAAGCAAGTTGTCCGTACTCGTGAACAACATATCCATCAACGCTTCCTGAGTGCTTGAGTTTAAAGCCGCGTCTCCGAAACGCTGAACCATCAACATTCTCTCGCGCATCATTTTCGCGCTGATAGGATAACGATGTTTCTGTGTAGGGATCTTGTTGGAACCTATCTTGAACTCACCGAATGACTTGTCCAAACCCTCGGATGCCTCGTCCACATAAACAGGGAGCGTGGCGATATTAAGTGACGCTAGCAACTGCTCGTATGTATAATCCAGCTGGATTTCCGGATCCCAAGCGAATCCGTCAGTCTGAGGAGAATTATATTTCTCCAAGAAACGATCGACAAATTGCTGGAAAGTAGCCCCTCCCAACCCGAATGTCATTAGATCGTAATAATTAGATACCATGTTTCTCATCTCTCACCTCCTTTTATGATTCATGAATAGGTACGATCATAGGAAGAACGGCCCATACCTCATCCGGGACCTTCTCCGCTAGACGATCGGCGTAAATCTCCCCCGAGAACACGACATTGCCCGTGGCGTATGTAGTATCATTCTCCACGTATACATCGTGATACAAAAGTCCTTTGATCGTTTTAGGCTCTACTGAAGCCTCAGATTGCGAGGCCGTCTTTATCTCGGACGCTTTTACTATTTTAATCGTGTGAGCCGATTGATCAAGCACACACATGGATCCGGCGGGGATAACTTTACCCTTAAAATCCGAAATATTGGTGATGCTTCCCCCGACAGGAAAGGCCCCTCTCACCTCATGCCAGATATTTTTCCCGGAACCATATTCTTTTTGCCCTCTGCCAAAAGTGTTTCCTAATGTTCCCATTTTTAATTGTTTTTAGAATTTGAGGGGAATTTGCCTTCTTGCGCTTTCTTGGCGAAGAAATCATCCAAAGCCTTTGACGTATTTTCCGAGCTTCCGCTTCCTCCTGCGCCTCTGTACGGTGTAGCCCCATCTCCGCTGTAAGCCTTAAGTTTTGACTCGTACAAGCGTTTTGTCTCTTCCTCCAGTTTGGATTCATCCATGTCCTCAGTAATAGGGACGAGGTTAGCCACATCTTCCCATAACGCCTTGTTTGACACATTCAACCCGCTAGCTTTATTAATAACTCTCTCACGCAAGCTCTTTTCAATGGAGGTCTTCCTTTCAAGCTCACGTTCCTTCTCGATAGCCTCAAGCCGTTTCAACAAATCATCACCACCGCTGTTTGTGGGGGGCTGGTTTTGAGAGGCGGCATCAGATCCATTTCCACCGCCTTGGGGCTTGTAGTTCTTCACGAATTCAGCTTGCTCGTGGCGCATTTGTCCACCCATCGCCTTGACTACATTCGCATGAGACTGATAAAACAAGTCGTTCACAGTGTCATCAGACGAGATTGTCGGCAAAAGGGCATCAACGTAAGCGTCGAGCGTCCTAGCTGTCACTCCGGTGTCTCCGAAGTATCCATTTGCTCCGGGTTCTCCGAGCATTTTTTTTAATCCTGTCAAAAGGGTCTCTTTTTCCATTTCTCAATTGTTTATAAACAAAAAAGAGCCGACCGTAACGAGATTAATCGCTACAATCGGCTCTCTATGAAGCTCTTTATTTAATGAAAGAAGTACCTAAATACTAATACTCCCTTATTCTGTCATATTTATTCTCACATAATGCTTGCATCGTGTACATTTGATTCTCAACAGCGTCACTCCGGATGCGTATTGCACGTCTACCATCTTTCTTCCACAATACGGGCATTCTACCATCATGGTCTGCCTTTCCGGTTCCGTGTCATCTATCCTTGTCGATATTTTAAGCATACACATTTATGTTATTGCGCAAATATAATAGATATTATCTATACAAACAACAATATAAATAGATTTTATTTATATATTTGCGGTATACAAGCAATAGAGTTCCTAGAGGGCCGATAAGACATTCAAATAATGTCCTGTCGGCCTTTTTTATTCGTGATGGAGATACTAGAGAAAGATATAAAAACGGATTCTGGCGATCATGTATATTCTTATGAGTATATTGAAGCGCTTCGTGTGTCTGATAGGAAGAAAGCGAATCCTCTAAAAATAATCGCTCAAAGAGGCTGCCAAGAAAAGTTCCTAGCTTCCTCTTCCGATATTACCATCTTTGGAGGGTCGCGTGGTGGATCAAAAAGCTTCTCCTTGCTAATGGAATCATTAAAAGATATCTACAACCCATATTACAATTCCATTTTGCTCAGAAACGAGAAGGATGACCTACTTGACTTGATCAATACATCATATATATTATATGGGCAGATGGGGCAATATAATAAGTCCATCAGCGACATGACGTGGTATTTCAAGAATGGCGGCAAATTGAAATTCTCATATCTAGCAGACTCGTACGACGACTTCAAGAAGAGATTTCAGGGAAAACAATATTCATTCATAGGTATTGATGAGATAACACACTGCTCATATGAGAAATTCAAATACCTGATAACATGCAATCGTAACGCTTACGGGATAAGAAACAGGTTTTACGGGACATGTAACCCTGATCCAGATAGCTGGGTAAGAAAGTTCATAGACTGGTGGATCGGGGAAGACGGACTGCCTATCGATGAGCGTGACGGTATCATGAGGTATTGCTTCATGGAAGGAGATTCCCCTGATTCCATATATTGGGGTGACACTCCGGAGGAGGTCTATAACCAATGTAAGCACATTATTGATCCCTTATGGAAAGACGCTTATGAGGAATTAGGTTTCAATAAAGTGACAATGTATGTCAAATCCGTGACATTTATACAGGGAAGGCTTGAGGAGAATATAAAACTAATAGCCTCTGACCCTAATTACGCGGCCAATCTGTCACAGCAAAACGAGGAACAAAGAGCGAGGGATCTAGAAGGTAACTGGAATTTCAAGGCCACAGGGGATGATCTTATAAAGATGTCGGACATGGATCTATTTTATAGCGCTCCGGCCCAAATAGAGAAAGGTATCCGTTACGTATCAGCGGATATCGCTTTTGAAGGTGGGGATTTTTGCGTTATGTGGTTATGGATAGACTTGCATATCAAAGACGTGTTTGTCATGCGAGAAAACTCCGCCAGTACGGAAACCTTGTTCAAGGCGAAGCTAGATGAATGGGGCGTTCGGGAGGAGAACGTCATATATGATTACTGGGGGGTAGGGCAAGCTATATCAGGGCACGTGAAAAGAGCCGTCAAATTTACGGGGACACAAAAACCGGAGAGACAGTTCGAGAAATCATATAAAAACGTGAAGTCGCAATGCGCCGAGATGCTGGCGCACTATATACAGGACGGCAAGATATCCATTGAGCCTAGATTGCTTGATTTAAAGTTCTCCGGCAAAAAGGGGAAGTATCAAAAAGTGCCGCTAAAGGATATCCTGATGAAAGAACGCAAGTGTATACGGCACAAGGACAACTCCAATATCGGCGGGTTCGAGCTTATAAACAAAGACGGGATGATAAAGGCGGTAGGTTATTCTCCCGACTTTTTCGAGTCGCTTATCTACCGCATGTATTTCGAGATCAACAAAAAAAAGATTTTCAAACCTAAAGGGATGCTTAGATACGTGTCCTATAAACCCTTATAAATATGGATAAAAGAGAGATCAAGACGAAAAGACCTTGGAAAAGGATTAGGCCCGAAGGTTACATGAAGCATGGGACATTCATGGCGGACAATGAACCGTTCTCGCAGAACGATCCTTGTTACTACACGATGGTAACCCAATCGGATTTCATGAGGGAATACAATCCATCCGGTCACGTCATCAATGACCACGAGGTTTATCCTGATATTTACAGGATGGAGGAAGAGCCTGTCCTTGACGAGAATGGAGAACCCACGGGCAAGACCAGCAGACGTATATATAAAGAGCTTGTCCCTCGTTACTCTTTCGCCTTCCAGCAAATAATAACAGTTAAACAAACAGTCCATTTGTGCGGCAATGACATACAATTCGAATTAACCAAAGACAAGCCTTCAGAACAAGAGATAAAGGATTTCCTCTTATTTAAAGAGGGGTGGTTGAAGAAAAACATGGAGATAGCTTTCTTCGAGGCCGTAAAATCAACAAAAATAACAGGAGACTCCGCCATGGTCGGATATTTGAGGGACGGTAAGTTCGGATACAAAACCTTATCGTACCAGAACGGGGATACCCTTTATCCACATTATGATCCTATAACGAACAAGATGAATCTTTTCGCCCGTTCATACTACGATTATGACGATCTAGGGAATCGTATTATCGAGTGGCTGGAGGTATGGGATAACACGACACTGTATCGCTATAAACGGGCCGAGAAAGGAGCTAAAGGGGCTATAAATAGAATCTTGGGGGTATTTGGGATCGATGGATATGATCTGGTGGATAAATCCATTCATGGTTTCCCTTTCGTTCCAGTCGCTTATCGACGGGATGAGGACGGGGCATGCTGGAGCCCCTCACAAGACGCATGCGACGGTTATGAGATGTCGTTTTCCCAGATGGCCCAGAACAATCAAGCGTTCGGGTTTCCCATCATGTACTTGCAAGGCGAAGGATCAGAATCCATGGCCATGCAACACGACTTGAACGGATCCGTAAAGATAATCACCGGAGGCCCGGAAGACAAGGCATCGTTCTTGTCGCAACCGGACGCATCCGAGTCATTCGTCAAGCAGCTCGATACATTATATAAAATGATATATGAGCAATCATTCGCCGTAATCCCACCGGAGTTAAAGTCCGGCGACCTTCCGGCGGCGGCGTTGAAGATACTATATTCCCCGGCTTATGAGAAAGCGATGATTGACTCTGCGGAATATCAGCCATTCCTTGATGACATGGTAAAAATATTCACGTATGGATTCGGGGTTGAAAAGGAGAAATCCATAGATTTTATCAACCTGCCTATAAACTGGTGGATCAAGCCATATATCCACGTGAATGAATCCGCCATGGTCGCTGATCTGGCCTCCGCCGTACAAAACGGATTCATATCAAGACAAACAGCGTCCGAACGTATACCCATGTATTCCGTCACAGGCGAATGGGAAAGGATTGTAAGGGAGGCTAAAGAGGAGCAACAAAACGATTTACTAAGTCAAATAGAATTAGCGAATGCCAACAGGGGATCAAATACAGGAAGCTAAGCGATTCCTTCAAACAAGAATTGAAGCGGAAATCAGCGTTAAGAATAATATTGAGGAATACATGATAGAGGCGGCACGCAAGATAATCGCTGTATCCCAAAAATACAATATCTCCCCTAGATTGTTCCGGTTCAGCTCTAATGAGTCTTTAAAGGAAGAGGTAGATGAGATTATCCGTGAATTAAAGGATAATATTATCTACGCAACGGAAATATTGTCCGTATATGACCGGAAAGAAGATAAAGGTGCCATTCTAACGTTCTTGAACGCTGAAAGATATGGCAAGACTTTCAAGCAAAGGGTAAATGAATACGCCAATAGGTATAAATTCGAACTAGAGGCGGCGATAGCTGCCGGTATATTCTTAGGTAAAACCGGCGAAGATACATTATCCGCCATCCAGAGAAGTCTTTCAGCGCCTTACAACAACCCGGATATCAAAGATTCATTCGGAAAGGGCTTGTCCGCTACTCGTATAGAGACAAAGGGCATGAGCTACGGAGTTGGCAAAAGCAATTCGGCATATAATTTAATTACCACACTATCCAGAAACGACATAGGGCTAGCATGGATGTGGTGGTATGGAGATCAGGCATTGAGAAATGGGGCTATGGGATTTTACTCATTCCGGGGTAGCTCGTACCCGTGTGCGATATGCGATGACATGGTAGGTTTTCACCCAATACAAGACTATAAATATCAATGGCATATAAACTGCCGGTGCTATTTCGTATTCGTATAATCATAAAATAATGAATCTATGGATTATTCAAGAGGCATAAAAACAGAGATTAAAAAAGCGAAGATATCAATAGAGGAAAAGATATTCGCCGACCTCATGCTATCAGGATGGAAGGACAACGACGCTTATATCGCAGCTTTCGGATATAACATGACCTTGTCCGATAGTTATATAAAGTCGCAAATGCGTTCCGTGGTCAACAACCCGGACTTCTCCAAATATATGGAATCATCAGGGAAGAGAAAAGAAAGGCGAGATACGCATGAGGAAAACGACGATGACATCTCCATGGATGACGCCTTGTCCATGGCTACCAAGGAAGAGACTCTGAAGGGATTGATCATAGCCAAGTCAAGGATGAAGGTAGGATCCAAGGAATGGCTGGACACCACCAAGCTCATCGCCGATTTGCAACAAATGAAAAAGGAGGTAGTGGAAGAGGAAGATACTACCGTACATTACTACCTTCCGCTCACATGTAACAAGTGCTCCTTGTATCTAACGAATAAGAGGAAAAACAATAATCTTTAAATATTTATGTTTAATACCCAAGACTTGTTCTGACAGTTAGTCTATTGTCGGACAAAAATTGTCAGAGCAAGTCTTGGGTATTACATCTTACCATTTCCTCATTAATACTTATGATGCCCCTATCTATATAGTAATAGCATCCATCAAACCCTAGAAACCTTACTTCTCCCCGCATTTTTAAATGATCGAAATAAATTTGCCTCATTGCGCCTATTTTTCTGCCATCTCCAAGTTCTATGGTTACTATCTCGCCCATAACCTCATCCCAAGTCCTTTATCTCATTCAACCTGCGATCTTCCTCTAAAACCCTAGAATCATCCTCATCCGAAACGGCCGGACGACTACCATTTAAATTCTCGAAATGTCTATTCATGGCATCAAATACCTCTTTGGTAAAATCCGGATCCACTATATTACATGTTCCATAAATACCCGTAAATACATTGTATAAGGCCTCATACTCCTCCTCTTTGGCCAGATCAAGAGTCAAGTACATAATATTATCCTCCCGATACGACACAAACCAATCACCAGCCGCCGAAGCTACTTTAATAAAAGATGTTTTGTCAACTTTATATTTCAGCATCACAAAGTTGTGAACTTGAATTTTCTTTCCGTATTCCATATTATTCTCTAAACTTGTTAATTCTTACTTGATTGATACAATCCGCGGCAAATCCAACAAGATATGCGAAACACTCATCTTTCCCTCCGTCAAATCCCATATCCATACCGCAATCATCAAAAATACAACTCGCCACATGAACTGCCTCATGCGCTACATCCTCTACATTAATACGGCTATGAATACAAACCAATACTCCATATTTACCCGTTTCTTTATGCCATACCTTTAAAGTCGTAGCTTTAGGTTCATTGCCTTTTTTAATGCCAAGATATATCTCGGAACCATCTCGTTCCGCAAAAACATTGTTTATATCTTTTTCGTTTCTCAATTTAGCCACCCATATTAACCTCGGATATATAGTTGGGTGAAATTCATGTATTTCAATCCTCTTCCCCATATTGAAACCCCTCATTATTGATTCCTACACTCATATCAGACACCAAAGGGACCGATGTCGAAATAAGCAGGTCGGAACTGAGACCATAGCATTTATAATACACCGTTCGTCCAACCTTTCTCTTTCTCTCCTTATCAAAACCCAATTCCCTGAAATGGGCGGCTAACGTCTGCCGGCTCACCATCGGGAAACCATTTTCTTCCGCGTAATTCTTGACATCATCATAAATGATAGCGAAATCAACCTCATGCGGCATATCATTAGGCATCCCTTTTCTCGGGAGGGCAAAGAAGCCCCTCGCCATGGCCCAAGATTTCCCGAGGGCCGATAATCCCATCTCATTGATGCGTTTTCTCAGGCTACCCTCGCTTTCCGGGAATTTGAAGCCATTCCTCTGAAGGAGCAAGGCCCCTCTCCTTATCCAATTCAATATCCCGGGATATTCATCCCTAAGCTCATGGGTCAATTTCAAGTTCATATGCCTTTCATCAATGACCTTATCAAATACGATGAATATGAAACGACGGAAAAAGCCAAAGCTGCTATCTCCTCCAGCGGGGAAGCGGTTAGCGTTAAATATGAAGTATGGGATATTCGTTATCTTAAAGGCGTTGTTCCCTATCCTGCGCCCTAGCTGAGGCTCACCGGATATAAGGCTTTTAGCGGCGTCTTCCCTTCCCGCGAAGGTCCTAGCCTCCATCTCCCCGGACCAATTGAATATCTTGCCCTCTATCTGAGATAGATTTCTTTGACGCTCATCGCCTCCCCGAAGCAAGGCCTCCATGCTCAAATTGGAGATATTATCCTCCCCTAATATCCCCATCACGGTATCCATAATAACGCTTTTCCCATTCGACCCATTGCCAAACAACACAAGAGCGTTTTCCACCTTCTTATCCATCGTTCCCCTATCATACAAAGACAGGCCAAGAAACATCTGCAATATAGTACGATCGTTCTTGTCAGGCAAGACACCTTCCGAATAAATCCTCTTCCCGAACTCCGTACCCCTCAAGAAAGAATGCCACTTTGGGCATTTAGCTTCAGGATCATACCTATATCTATGAAGGTATATCACATGATGATCCCTTGAGAAAGGCCGCAAAACACCATCCCGCATATCCACGACTCCATTCTCAAAAGCCATGACGTTATATCGAGGACGCAACACCCTGTTTATCTCAAGTGAATTGTACATCTCAGCCATTATATCCTTGATGCTTCGAACAATGAAAGCCTTGGGAACACCGGATACACGTAAATACGTACGCATAGCACGCTTCAAGTAAGCATGACCCGGAACTATCTCGTATATCTTGCCCGTGAAAAAATAGACATTACCCTTATAAAGGGCAAGATCACTTTTCGATACTGTCGTGTACACCGATTCTATGACGCTGTCAAGGTTCTCATAATACAAATTCGCACTCTCCTTTCCTGTAGGACTACCGGAAATCGCCATTTCGTATCTATTCCCCGTATGAATAAGATTCTGAACTATACAAGATATAAGACTATCACTCTGACAGTTACAATCACAATCAAATCCAATATCTACATTATTTGAAACATCTAATCCCATAATATAATGATATATATCATTTAATCTACCATACAAAGATAATGTATATTTTATATCATCATAGATAATATCTATTAAAAATCACAATATTATAGATTAAAACTATATGTCACATCGTATTTATTTTGTAGCAAAAGTGATACGAAATAGAGCAATAAATAAATATTTTGATTTATTCATTCATTTTTACGTAAAAAACAAGAAAGAAAAAAAACAGAGAAAAAATTTTTAGGTAAGGTAACATGCCTTTTCTTGTATGATATAACAGGGGGGGGGTGGGTGTATTTTTGCATACTTCTTCATCAATAAACACTATTAATCAATAAGTTACAACACATAGTATTTTATATTATACATATAACATAAACAATGATAGACAATAATAATATATTCCGTTTATTAAGGACGCCCACAGGGGAAAAGCGATTAGAGCAAAAAAAGACAGGCTTTAGTTGTTGTAACCATATACATATTTTAACCCCACATATATAGATAAAATCTATCATAATAATAGATTTTGTCTATTAAAACATTTCCCTATTCATGCCTAATTTAATAGATGATATCTATTACAATAATAGAAACAGTCTATCTATATTCAACCTCCCTTCCTCATCATAAACCATCCATTACGCCCCGACGCACAGTCTTCAAGACTTTATCTTGTTGTTTACCTCTCTATGTTCGATAATATAGGACCTAATCGATACGCCTACGCAATCCTCTTTATATTGTATATTTTTTCGCTCATTAAATCACGTATCAATCTGAAAATAAACACATTAAACATTGCATATAATATAAAGTTGTTGTATATTTGTAATGTAAGAAAGAGCTAAAAAGGCTTGATTTTATAAGCGTTATTTTAAAAGAGGAATAAAAAAGAACCCCAAAAGACCTACAAATCTTTCAGGGTTCACGATTAAGCAAAATGCACTTAACCGAGGTTCAAGGCAAAAGTAGTACTTTATCTAATCCCTTCCAAATATTCCACTTCTTTTTAAACGCTGTAATAAATTGAGTTATTAATAAATTAAATATTACAGACATGGCAACACAAGTAGCAGTAACAGGTCATTATGAAATGAATTTTGCAACGGGTAAGATGGAATTAATGAAAGAAGCTCCGGAATTGGTAAAAGGTCAAAAGCTTTATTTAGGTGCTAAAAACTCATTGAAACGTATTTTTGCCGTGGTGGATCCTATCGAAAGAACGTGCGTAGAAGTTGGAACGCCTATTTCAGATTTTGCGGTAGAGCATTACGAAGCCCCACGCATGAAATATGATAAATATATTAAGCCTGTCAGCGCGTTTTTTGGTTACAATTTTTATTACGCAGAAAATGAACCATTGTTTTCTGAAAATGTTATCGCCGAATCTTTGGCGCGTGCTGAAAAGCTGGACCGTATGAAAAAGGAATACGACGAAAAGAAGAAACGCCAAGGCGAAGAAAACAAAGCCGCTTTGCTGAAAAAGTACAATTTCCTAAAACGTCCGGGAAACCGATGGGACTATAAAACGGTATCAAGCAATTTGCGCGCTCTACTGAAACATGAGTTCCCTCGTGTTAAATTCTCCGTTAAAAAAAGGGGTTATCATGATTCCGTGGATATTACTTGGGTGGATGGCCCGACGGAAAAACAAGTGGAAAAGGTAGCGAAACTGTTCCAAGGCCTCACGTTTGACGGTATGACCGATTATGAGGATTTTGTAGATAGTGATTTTATCGACCTTTTCGGGGGGCTTGGCTATATCTTCACGAAGCGCACGTATAGCGATGAAGTGATAGAAAGAGAAAAGGAGCTTGTATTAAAAGAATATCCAGTTTTAGCCGATGGAAACGATTACAAGGCAAACCAAGAAGGATTATATATCCCCGGTTTTTGCGTCTATTGGGTAAACTGGCGTTCGTTAGTTCGGCATCGCCTCTCTTCTATCGATCTTCGTGAGGCCAACGAAACCCCGACTCCAGACCCGACCAAGGGAACCCGTACGAATTCTTCTTCCTATGGGGATTCGGGAATATCACAGAAAAAAACAAATGAATCTGTTATCCGGAGGGGTAAAAGCTTGCAAAATATAATAGACCAAACACGACGTTTAAACGGTTATGCCGGTCGTGATTGGTTTTGGAGCTTTAACCGGGAAAAGCTTATTAATAAGATATATACTACCTATGTGGCTAATATTCAAAAATTAGGCGCATTTTCTGAGCCTGAAAAGAAATTCACAAGAGAAGAATATGCTGGTATAACACCTACATAGTCATTAGGTGAAGTCGTATATGATCAATGTGGAGATAGACAGCTTATAATAGGATGTTATCCGACTAAGGAAGAAACCGAAAAAGAGGCGAAAGCGCTCAACGGTTTCACGGATGACAACGGGAGGCTAAAAGAGTTATCTAAGAAAGTAATATAATCTAACCAGCGGGACGAAAGCCCGGCATAAAATATAAAGCTATGAAATTAGGTATTATTGTATGGATCATTTTAATTATAGGGAATTGAGCCAGTAAAAAAGTTATTTTTAAAAATAAAGGGGGAATCATGGACAACAAAGAGCTAAACATCGCAATATACAAGAGCTTGGCTGCAAAAGCTGCCGAACTCTTCCAACGTACCAAAATAGAAGCCGGAACGTACTCCTCAAAAGAACTGGCAGACGGAAAGAAAGATAAAAAGCACTTATGCTGGGAAATGGAGAACGGCAAAGAAGAAATAACCATATCGGTCGAATCGTTCGTTTGTCGGTTCGTCGCTTCAATGGTATTTACTTTGCTCGCCCGGTTTGAAAAGCTCGTCCCGGTAAAGGAGCGGGTAAAATTCACAAAGTGCGAAGAAATGGCCGGTCTGGTATGCTCTTTCACGATGGACGTGTCAAAATCTGCTATCAACGCGGCAAAATTCGTATCCAAGGATATTTGGCGAGATTCATTGGCAAACGTATGTATCAATATTCATGCAGAACGCTTTGAAGCTTCGGACGGTTATAAACTAGTAACGCGCCCGGTTGAAATCAGTAATGTTTCTGGCGAACTATTGGAACGTCGGGTGTTTATTCGACCGAACGACCTTAAAAATATGGTAGGCCGTTGTGAGGTTTGCGTATATTCCAATAAAGAAACGTTCCGGACGGTAGTAATGGCCCAAAGCGGGGAAACCTTCATTTGCGAATGTGAAGGATTATATCCTAACGTCGATAGCGTTTCTTGGAAGCCAGAAGAAAAGCAATCCATCCGGTTTGCAGATTTAAAAGGATTGAAAAAGATTGCAAAGGATGCTGCCAAATTAGATTGTAAATTACAAATAATCACTGAGGCAGGGAGCAAATCGGCGATGATTGTAGCGCATCATTTCGAGGAACAATGTTTTGAATATTCCGTTCCGCTATCTGAAGCGGCAAATTATTCCTGCGATGTGTGGATTAATCCGGAAAATTTCCTCTTGTTCTTTGGAGACTGGACGGGCGAATTATATATCAAGGCTGCTTGTTCCGCGTTTGTGCTGGGGAGCAAATCCGGTTGCAATCTGTTGATGCCTGTCATACCTGAAGAAGGGTATGAGGTAAAAGATCCGGAATATTCCATCGAACCCGTTCCGGAGATCGACGCAAAACAAAGTAATCCATCGACCGAATTGCAGGCCGAACCAGTTTTCCTATCGAACAGGCAAATTATCGCCGCTATCTGGCTGCTTGGATTGTTCGCTATAGGCTGAAGGCTGGGAATGGTAATTTCCCCAGTATCGCCTTGGATAAACATACCTTCTGCGACTCATGCAAAGGTTTTGTTATTACTCGGTGAAATCCATATCCGAGCACCAGGAAAAGTAGCAATAACATATCGGCATAAAATCCGAAACATATCGGATGGGAAATCCAAACATATCGGGACATATTGGGCAAGGGGCCCAGACATCCCTTTTTAATACTAAATTCATATCATCATGGCACTAGGTTTATTTATTTGGATAGTTTTAATTATCATTCTTTTAGGCGGATTTGAGGCTCTGGCGTTTATCGCCGCCTCTCTGGTAGTAACATTCATTATCGGCCTCATTATGGCCTCAAACAAACAAAAAGTATCTAAAAATGGGGAATAATATAAGTTTAAAGGAAGCGTTTATGGAAAAGTACCCGAAATATGGGATCATCCTCCGGATGTACGAGGAAGCGAACGAGTGTACAGCCGAATGGAGCGAGCTCTCAAAGCTTCGGCTTATCCGGTTTACCGAATATATGGGCGAACGGGTATCCCCTAATTCCGCCCGGCAATACGCAGCTAAATTAAAAGCCGTACTTAACAGATATTCGGATGAGTCGAGATTGAGTTTCGATTTCGCCTCTATATTGACACTTAAGGAGCAAGTGTCGGTGAATACTTTCTTGGACGAGGTAGAGATACGGCGGATATCGGAAGTGGAGGTAATGAATGAGACCGAACGATTGATAAGGGATCAGTTTTTGCTAGGATGCGTCACGGGCGCTCGCCATTCCGATTTCTCTCAGTTCACTCCGGAGAATATCGATGGAGGATGGATGTCTTACGTAAGCCAAAAAACAAAGGTCTATGTCGAGATCCCCGTATCCCCTATACTGCGGCGTATGATAAAGGAGATATCCCCCGCCCTGAGCGATAGAACGGTTTCGGACGTATATTTTAATGACACGATCCGGAGACTAGCCAAGAAAGCCGGCATCACGGCAAAAACAAGATGTTTTAAGGCAGGGAAGAATATAACTGGAAGAAAATGCGACCTTATAGCGTCGCATACGGCACGTCGTAGCTGCGCCTCCAATCTGGCAGCACGTGGTGTATCGGAGATATGGATAAAGAAAATACTTGGTCATACGAGAGGCACCACGGATAGATATATCTGTCTCGAGGGCCGAAGGATGCCAAAAGAGGCTAAGGATTATTTTTTGAGCTTCAAATAATCGATTATCCAACTCGTATCTTTATTTACGAATCATTCGTATATAGTTAGGTCCGGTCATATAGGCATTATTGGTATATTTGCGGGAACAAATTTTATTATATACCATTAGAATTAAAACAGCTTTTAGTGTATATTATTAATTGTTGTTAATTCTATAAATATTCTTGTTGCGCTATTTGGTAACAAACAATATTATGCTTATCTTTGCATCATAACAATAGAGCTGGTGGCAACAGTAACAATTCAGCGATAATATCATGACAAAAAGTGAATTTATAAAGAAAGTAGAGAACGGAGAAGCAAAGGTTCTAACAGTTGAAGCTGCAAGAAAACTAAAAGGAAAAACAATATTATGGATGTACTTCGGATATTCAGGAAACGAAAATGAAGTACGCAAAATGAGGGTAGGAGATATTGTTTCGGAGCTTGGATATTATTCCAAGCAACCTTGTGAAGGATATGCTTCTCGTGCGGAATACTGGAAGTCGTACATGACAGAAGAGCAACTAAAAGAAAAAGAAAACACATTGCTCCTTCTTGATGAAGAAGGAAAAAACCAATTTATTCGAGCACATAAAGAATCTGACTTATTCGATAAGCCGACATTCACCTGTTCTGATGCGGATAGAGATATTTATTATATCCGTAAAAACACAAGGACAAGAGTCGAATTAACAGACAAATATACAGGTCGCTCCATCACCTTGTCCATCAAGAACTATACCAATGAAGAATATTGGTATAACCAAATCTCTAATGGGCAGCGAAGGAAAATAGAAAATTTCTTCGGAGAAATGGCCGCTTATTATACAAGTGTTGAGATTTTATAACCTTAAAACGCTGAGCTATCGGCATGACGGGCAAAAAAATATGGTTAAGACGATAGATGAGAAAATAGTTTTTGCATCAGATAAACAATAAAAAAAGAGGCGGATTTCTCCGCCTCTTCACTGTGCAATTTTGGGCACAGACTTGAAATAGCATTTTCGTTTCAATCCACGCACCGAAATGCGACAGAATCATCTGATGATCTGATCGCAAATGTAAAGATTAATTTTAAGATATGAAAATAAAAGAACTAGAACTTCCCGCATTCGCCATGCTGGACGGGTGCCACGAGAAGGAGCTTGAAGGTCGGATAGTTATACTACACATACGTTCTGCCAGTATCATCGAAATATTCGGCAGGAAGGATGTAGTCTTAAATCCGGATGTTCTGACAGTCAAGTTTAGCTATACCAATAGATTTGGCATTAAAGAACCAATGATTGCGGCGTTACATTATTGCGCCACGCTTGATGTCAAATATGATTCCGAAATGATAAAAAAGGAAATCATAAAACCTGCGGCTCAATGGTATTGCGATTGGGCTGAGTGGGAAGATGAAAATATAGTAAGAGAGGAGGGATCGAATGAATGAACGTGAACGAATAGGGAAACGAATAGCCGAAATACGTAAGGAAAGATGCTACACGGTGCGACAACTGGCCGAACTTGCCAACCTTCGAGCCGCAACTATCAGCAACGTTGAGAACGGTAAGTTTTCCGTTGGTATAGATATACTTGCGAAGATATGTGATGCGCTCGAAGTTAAAATAGAAATAATGTGATTACGACAAGTATGACAGCGTCCGAATTATTTGAGGAAATCAAGGATGATTATCCCAATGTATTTGCAATATCCGATACTAAGGACGCTAAGGCGAGCCGGATAATCAATAAATCCGGCATCTTTCCTGTGCGCATCCACTCATTTGTTACCACTAAGCGTAAAAACAAGTGGCTGATATTATGGGAGGCCCACAATAAAAAGGATATAGGCGACAATTGCCGGATCTCTTTTGTGTGCTACCATGATACCAATCATGGCAAGTATGCCTATATGCCTGTCTTTGTCAATGGCAAGATGGTTCTTCTCGCGTTTCCTCCTCACTTCTTCAGCCGGTTCGCCGATCGGATGGGAATTAACCTTACAGGCAAAGAGTTGATTAAGCGGTACTTCGAGATAAACAATAGTTATTCATTCACATTTTCGCACGAAGAGGTGGACGGAGGGTACCGGGAGAATGTATTAGCCACCTGTAAAGAGGGAATTGCGATGGGATTCAAAGCCGTAGAGCTGGATGTTTTTCTGATGAAGACCTTTATCACCTACGATATGTGCAAGGGGGATCAAGTCAGTAGCTTCGCCAAGAGCGAGGAGTTCAGGAGAATTCAACATGACAACAAGTAATAGTTCTATTTTTCGCATCGCCAAAGTATAACGCCCGTGTTTTTTCTGACACGGGCGTGTTTTATTGGTCTATTTGTCGCTAAACCTTCATCTTTCGCTCCAAGACATCAAATCCTTTCTCGACCTCTGTGTTGAGCACCTTCGCATAGATTTGTGTTGTTTTTATATTTGTATGACCAAGCATCTTGGACACCACCTCCATCGGAACACCATTATTTAACGCGAAAACCGCAAACGTATGGCGCGCACAGTGCGTAGTCAGATTCTTGTCAATCTTGGCGAAACTAGCGGCGACTTTTAAATAATCGTTATATTTCTGATTACTTATTACCGGAAGATCAAAATCATATTTTCTTAATATCTCCATGGCGGGAGACAGCAAGACTATGAAATAATCCTCATTGGTCTTTACACGCCTATCCGCTATAATAAACTTATTCCCCCTCCGCTCTACATCGCTTGCGAAGTCAAACTTATATAAATCCGAATAGGCCAGCCCAGTATAGCACTGGAACAAAAAAAGATCCCTCACTCTGTTTACGCTAGGATCGGTTATACGACATCTTTCCATCCTTCTCATCTCCTCATATGTGAGATATTTCCGTTTATCCGACTTTCCCCTGTTGATCTTAAGCCCCACATAAGGATTCTCTGAGATTATACCGAATCTTATGGCCTCGTTTATATAAGCCTTCATATTCTTATGGTAACCATACACGGTAGTATCCTTAATACCTTTGCTTCTCAAGTAATCATCGAACATAGTTATATTGGAGCGGGTCAAATCATGAAAGTAATTGATCCTCCCAAAATCCTCCAAAACCTTAACCAATGTCCTATAATGCTTTATGGTTCCTTCCGCACGGTCTTTTCTCTCATCAGTCCTCCTAACGATAAAATCAATGAAAGAATCCGATTCCGAGCTATTTTTCAAGAAAACGTCCAATGACTCGAAATCGAACGGGACCTTTCGACGTATCAATGAGTTCACGTACTCTAGGATATTAGACATCATCAAGTCCAGCTTCATATTCAAGTCCAACGAGTCGGGTCGAGCCGTGACCTTTCTTTTGTCATCCCATTGATCGGCGTATACCTTTACACCCGTACCAATCCATTTTCTCTTTCTCTCAGAGCATACCTCGATCTGCACAAGACCTTTTTTCTCCTTGGTTGCGACCTTCTTTCGATCGAACACAAACCTTAATGTTGGATATTCCATGATTGATTTGTTTTTTGGTATCACAAAATTGAAAACGGTATCACAATAGTAACAAACAGAAGTGTCAAATGTTCAATTTGAGCGTTAATACAGGTTAATATCGTGACAAAACAAACCCTTTATCCCTTGTTGTAATAGGCTGAAAACCAATCTAATCAACTATAACACAATAAAAAAGGGGACATCTTAAAGATATCCCCTCGTGATCGGGCTGGGGTTATATCTCGTTCTTCAATCATCTGATACACAGATTAATTAATTTGATTGTTATTATATTGGTATCACAAATAGAAAATACTTGAAAATTGTAACCACTTCGTTAATGCCTAGGCATTAATTATAGAATAAGGATTCCCCCCCCCCCCCCGTTAACATCATTTAACACACCTCTAGCAAAAGAGATTTGAAGAGCGGGGGAAGCTGTTCTCTTTCCTTCCAACAAGAGAATCCTTTCTTCTAAAATCCTACACTTTTCTTCCAATTTAATATACTTGTCAAAAAGGATGCTGTAATCTTTTGACAGACTAATCACATGTTCAATGTAAACATCTATTTCCGTAGGCATAATACAGTGTAATTAAAAACGAATAATTACTTTTAAAACAAAAGCAAAATAGATTCAGATATTAATATTCAATGTTTAAGAACATAAAAGGCCCTTTTTAACACTATCAACTACTTTTTGCGATTCTCTTTAACACCAGAACCTCCTTCTTTAATTCCTCACAGCGAGTATTAGCCAACTCCAACTCTATCTCCAGATCCCTAATCCTTTCGTCTCGTAATAGTATTTGTTTTCTACTAGTCTCATACATTATATGTATATCACTATTCTTCTCTTCCGACTTATTCATGTTACCTTCTCCACGTAAGAGCCATTCCGCTGAGATATCCCCAAAAGAGCTAATTACATTACAAACTGTATCCAAACTTAATTTTCGATCTCCTCTTAACTGCTGATTAATAGTTCTTTGATTCGATCCAATTTGTTTAGCAAAAGAATTTTCTGAAAATCCTTTACTTGTTATAATCTCCGCAATCCTCTGAATTATACTATTTTCCATATAATATTTAATTTAGAATCATTCTAAATAGAACAAATAAGGTATTTTTAACACTGTTATATTTTGTATTAGCTTATTTGTTCTTATATTTGCATTGTGATAGAACAAAAGTACTATCACAGCGTACTAAAAAAGAGCAATAAACAAAAGTAGTATAAAAATGAAGAATCTTACAAATATAAAGACAAAAATCTCGACTAGTGAGACATTATTGGGATTCAATATAGGAGAACCCACAATCATAAAAAACAAGACCATACCATACTTAAAGGTAAAAAGGGGCGTGGATTACTTGAAGACTAAAGGATATGATTTTACGATACAAACAGCGGGGCGCATTGATGACGTGATTGTAACGAGATTAAAGTAAACGCTATGACTAGGAACGACGCAAGGCTTATAGCCGAGGAATTGATTCCCCTCATGCGAAAGGAGGTAAAAAGGATCGTGGAGTCCGTTTTGGAGAAAGAGGCCCAGAAAGAGGACGAGTTCGTTGGATTCGAGGAAGCCTCCAAGATCACCAAGCTATCCATCCGATATCTGAGGGAACACATAAAGGAAATACCTCACGCTCATAAAGGCCGGAAAAGGGTGTTTAGTAAGGCCGGCCTTATAGCGTATATGAACAGATAAATAAAAAGATATGGCAAGATTAGAAGAGATCATAGTGCCGCATGGCTCAATAAGAGCCTTGGCCAAGGACACGGGATTCACAGAGATAACGGTCAGAAACGCATTAAAAGGTGTAACAAGTTCCCCAAACGCTTACATGATAAGAAAAAGAGCGATAGATTTTTACAGGGGATCAAAACAAAGCCGATAAATAGCATAAGGGCATGGCCAGTGAAGCGTCACGGCTGGAAGCGGATCATTTTAAAGACTAGAGGTTATTGCAAATCCTTCACACCCGCTCCGGGTTCGATTCCCGGATGCCTACTAAAAAGAGTTCTTTGACTTATTGAATAAAATCCTTATCCCCATAAGAGGATATACGTAAGAGATATAGGTATGGCGGGTAAGGTTATGATAGGCGAAGATACCGGGAGGGATGATGATCCCCGCTCCCGATGTAGTTTAATCGGTTCCGACGTTGGAGTCTACATATTTAATAATGTATATACAAAGGTTAGATATTACGTCGTGTCAGTGAAGTACGGATATTTCCGTATCGGTGTCAAACTGTCTATCTAACGCATAAGATACACTCCCCTACCCGTCTATGATTCGGGTTCGAAACCGTTGGAGGTTGTGGGGGAGCTAACATTAAATATATAGAGGAAGAAAAATGAACAAAACCGATAGACCTATAAATAACCAAGTTTGATCGCAATGAAAGAAAGAAGGATTCCACCCTAGGAAATGGCTAGGGTAGGTAGCGAACCATTAACAGTTTAGTATTATATGCATATCCGTACGACAAAGGCGTACGTCCGGTGAGAGTCCGGTTTATCTTGTTATCATTGAGGGTTACAGGGGGTTCGAGTTCCCCCGGCTACCACGCTTAAATCACATTGCTAATTATTATACACTTCTCAACCAAGACCTTATACCGCCGTAAGGCAGGAAAGAATATTAGTTTTTACTTAAACTGTGCCGGGGTGGGATTCCCCGGCAAACGCTCCCTTAGCTCAGTTGGTCGAGAGCATTCGCCTCATAAGCGAGAGGTCGCCGGTTCAAGCCCGGCAGGGAGCACGTTTCACCCCTAGGGGTGCTTATTCAATCAGAAAATCAAAGTCACAATTTTTGCAACGCAGGTCTCCGTCCGTGAGGATATGAGACCTTTTCACATCAAGAAATTTAAATCAACAACATATGATAAAGAGAAACCAAGCGTGGCTCTGGAAGATATTCCGGGCCACAAAGAGCGTGATCGTCTTCTCTTTTAGGATGATCGCAGCTACCATATTAGGGCTGATATCAATAGTGTCAATATTTGAGTGGTACGAAAAACCTTTCAATATTCACCTCTTGATCTTATCGATCATATCAATCTTTATTGTGGTACACCAAATAGTTATAATGACTTATGAGTCAGAAAAATGATTTCGGGGTGTTGTACGTGGTACAAGCCCCATCAAGACCGAATCGATCGAGGAAGGACGATATCCTAGACGAGCTAAATTCTCTTAGCAAGGAGGAGCTTATACAAATCAGGAAAGATATTATAAAACTTATAAACGAGAAATAATGAAGACATTCGAGGAATTAAAGAAGGATCTGCTTGAACGGGCTAAAAAACATAACGCTTGTCAAGATGGATACAGGATGGGGTTAAACGCAAAAAGCAAACAAGATTTGCTGAAAGCAATAACCAATAATTGGTATTGGGTCTTGAGTGCATCCAAGATGATTGACGCAAATTACCTAGAAAATAACTTTTCTGAAGAGGAATTAGCCGAAGCCGGTATTTACACAAGAAAAGAACACACCTCTAATGCTAAATCATTTGCTTGCGGCTCTGCCAAGGTCGAGGCTTACGGCTCTGCCAAGGTCGAGGCTTACGACTCTGCCACGGTCGAGGCTTACGGCTCTGCCACGGTCAAGGCTTACGGCTCTGCCACGGTCAAGGCTTACGACTCTGCCACGGTCAAGGCTTACGACTCTGCCACGGTCAAGGCTTACGACTCTGCCAAGGTCGAGGCTTGCGACTCTGCCACGGTCGAGGCTTACGACTCTGCCAAGGTCGAGGCTTACGACTCTGCCACGGTCAAGGCTTACGATAACTCATATGTTGAGGATTGCACAGGGAACATAAATACAGTTTCCGATCATGGAATAGTCAAAGATTACTACAATCATAAGATATATATAAAGAAAGGAAAATTCGAGATTATTGAGATCGAATAAATTCAAGGCCTTAGCTTATCGGCAGAGCGTCCCTAACATGGGAATAGCCGGGTTCGACTCCCGGAGGCCTACAAATAAAGATATATGAGAGACATCTACATCAAAGACCCCGACGGCGAACCGGAGTACGACGGGGAGGAAGACAACGAGGAATATGAGGAGAGCATGGAGGAGCTTAGGTTCCTATGTGATTCATATAATTGGTAACATCCCGCCCTTACGAGGTGCAACCCCGACCCAGACCGGCAACCGATATCCTAGACAAGTGGTAGGCCATGACGATATCATTGGCCCGGTGGAAAGGGACACGGTAGTGAGGGCAGGGCGGCCGATGGTCTTAGTCCGGGTTCGACTCCCGGAGGCTGACGAATTTAAATATACGATAACATGGACAAATCAGAAGAGATTGACAAATTAGCGATAGCGTTGGCCAAGTTCCAAGGATCGCTAGAGCAACCAAGCCTCAATTCCGAGGTCAAGGTAAGGACTAAAACGGGAGGAGAATACAAGTTTAAGTATGCGGACCTATCCGAATGCAAAAGGGCGGCGAAACAGCCATTAGCCGACAATGAACTTTCAGTATGTCAGCTAATAGAGGATGATTACTCTATCCGGACCATACTGCTTCATTCCTCCGGTCAATGGATATCGTCCAAGGTAAGGATGCCATCCAATACGGCGGACGCTCAATCCATAGGATCGGCCATCACGTACGCCAAGAGATACGCCTTTTGCGCCATCCTAGGCATCGTGGCTGACGATGACGAGGACGCTAACATAGCGAGCGGTAATACCGCCCAAAAGGAGCAGCCTAAAGAGCAGCCTAAAAAGGCTAACTCCAACGAGAAGAAAGAGCTTACGAGAGATCATATAAATAATGAGAGTGCCATGGAATCCATATCTAAGTGGATATACAAGAACGAGAAGAAGGCCAAGGAATCCAACCAGTCTTTCTCCGTGGAGAGCCTTATAAACAAGTCCTACATCGTCGGAAAGGTGGAAATGGAATCCATTATCGAGATATACAACAACTATAAAATAAACAATAACCTGTCATGAGCAAAGAACTAGAGCTAAGCGGCAAGACCCCGCTAACGAAAAGCGATATCGAGGCTTTATCCATAGACCTTTTGAACCCGGTACTGGAAGGCGAGGTAGATCCCGTATCACACGTCGTCAAGTTAAAGGCGATGCAAGAGACCATCAAGAGGACGCTGGACGATGACCGGATGAAGGACGCTGTCCTTTCCGAGATCGAGAAATACGGGAAGGAGCGCTCTTGGAACGGGGCCACGGTCAAGATAAAGGAGACAGGCGTATCCTACGACCACTCCAATTGCAATGATCCGGTCTACGCTAGGCTGATCGAGGAAAGGATGCTTCTCGATGCCAAGATAAAAGAACGGGAGGCGTTCCTGAAGACGGTGCCGGATAATACCACGGTCATTGATGACGAGACCGGAGAGATATACACGATCCATCCGGCGATACGGATGGCTAAGATGTCATATTCTATAACATTCAACAAAAAATAATCCACGCATGCCGTGGCTACGGGACGGTGGTTATCCCCGCCGTAGCGAATAACCGACCGCCCCGCTTATAAATCTAAAATTTAAAATCATAAACATTATGGCGAATTTATACGGCTCAATCTGCTTGAGCGACATACCGAAGGAGTTGATGAAAAAAGTAATGACGGCCAAGGGAGAGAAGATCTTCCTCAATATCTCGATCGGGGAGAAAAAAGAGCCTGTCACGTTCGACAACCGCACCTATACGCATTATGTGTCTTGCGCCCCAAGGAAAGAGGAGCGAAAGGAAGGCGTTTATTATGGCATAGGTGACTTGATGGAATCCACGTTCAAGAGCAATATCCCCTCACCGGAGGATATCAACAACGCCCCATCGGTTGGAGAAGACGATGGATTGCCGTTCTGACCATGGAACTATACTTGCTCAACACAGCCAGCGGATTGAGGCCATGCTATGATTCCGACTATGACGAGAAGAAAAAACTCAAGCTAGGTAAGATCTACAAGGCCAAGATAACGCTGGCACGGAACATAGATTTCCATAGGAAGTATTTCGCCTTGATAAATTGCGCATGGTCTTACCAGAACGAGAAGACCACGGCGCATTTCAAGGAGAGCGTGGAGTGTTTCCGAAAGACCGTCGAGATCGCCGCCGGGCATTGCGATACGGCCTATAGCATATCACGTAAGGAATGGATAGAGGTCCCGAAGTCGATAGCCTTCGACAAGATGGACGAGGCCGAGTTCATGGATCTCTACGAGCGTGTGAAGGACGTGCTTTTCTCGGTATTCCTTCGGGGTATATCCGAATACGATTTCATGAGAAACCTATCGAATTTTTAGTCATGAGAAAAAGCGACAGGCCTCCAAATTACCTTATCAATAAGATCGTGAGGCATGCAAACATTATTATTACCGCTCCTTATGGCAGCGTCAAATACATGGATGCGGCCAGACTCCTTAAAAAGGAGGTCAAGAAGCCAGAAACCTATAAGAAAAATGAGAGATCTTAAATACTGCCTCAATGAGGATTGCTGTAAAAGACATTGCCTTTGCCATCAACGGCAAAAGCATTGGAAAGACCCGTCTAAAAAAGATGGGGAAACTGTAAGGGCTTCGGCCCTATTTGAAGGGAACACCCCTTGCAAGGGGTATGTACCACAATACGAGAGAAAGAAGTATAACGTAAACTATTAACAATATGCACAATACATGATATAAATATGGATGAAATTTGGAAAGATATAGTTGGATACGAAGGGTTATATCAAGTTTCTAATATGGGTAGAGTTAGGTCTAAGGAAAGGATATTTGAAAGTAAAGGGACTGGAAGATATAAAAGAAATGCCCAAATTCTATCGCTTGGCAAGCATAGTAAAGGATATCTAACAGTGACACTATTTAAGAATGGGGAATATAAACGTTTTCTTATTCACAGATTAGTAGCTAAATCGTTCCTACCCCGTGATATTTTCAAAAATCAAGTAAATCATATTGATGGAAATAAGACCAATAACAATCTATCAAATATAGAATGGTGTGACTCTTCTGAAAACCAGATACACAGAAGAGATATTTTAAAAAAGAAATTTGCGCCGGGTAAACCTGTTATTCAAATTGATAATAAAGGAAATAATATAAGAGAATTTGAATCAATATCACAAGCGGCCAAATCAACAGGGATAAAAAGCCAAAACATATCTTGCGTATGTCAAGGTAAAAATAGACAAGCTGGAGGTTTTAGGTGGGAATTTATAAAAAATAAATAATTATGGCAAGAACATATTTTTCATGTAAAGTGTCATTTGAAAAATTATTAGAAAATGGCAATCAAAAACGGGTAACAGAAGAATATTTAGTTGATAGCTTAAGTTTTACGGAAGCGGAAGCAAAAATCACCGAGGAGATCCGCCCCTTCATCACGGGTGAGTTCACGGTAACAGACATCAAACGAGCTCGTTTATCCGAATTATTCTTCAACGAGAATGGTGACCGGTTCTATAAGATCAAGGTTTATTTTATAACGTTGGACGAGAAGAGCGGAGCGGAAAAGAAAACCGCCGCACAAATGCTTGCCCAAGCCTCTAGTCTAAAAGAGGCCATAACCATGCTAGAAGAAGGCATGAAGGGGACAATGGCGGATTACACCATAGCCTCTGTCACGGAGACAATGATCATGGACGTATTCCCGTTCAACGCGGATGTCAATAAGAGAGTTGTTGACATTGATAAAAAAGAGATAGAGAAATCATTGTCTGACACCTCTAAATCAATAGAGGATAAGATGAGAGAGTGCAAGGATATCATAACCCGTGATCCCAAGGAAGGGGACGGGGATCTTATAACTAGGACGCAATCCTTCATCCGGCAAAAGGCCGGGCATGACAAGAGCAAGTTCAAGGAGGCCGCGATAGAGATCGCCTTGCTCCAGAAATCACCAGCTTCCCAAGTATGGTTCATGGGATGTGGACAACTCTTAATTGAAGAGCTAGAGGTTTGATATTGATATTAGTGTGTTTTTCATGGTATTAGATTTAGTTTTTATCCCCGCCGTCCGTGAGGATATGCGGGGCAAACACGGTGGTATGGCGGAATTGGTAGACGCTAATTGAGTGTGGTTAATCGTAGAGTGAAATTCTCTGCTAAGTGTTAGATAGGTTGAAAATAAAACCTGACAATCCACATCAATCCTATCGTGCAGGTTCAAATCCCGCTGCCACCACCAACAACAAATAACAATCATGGATTTCGGTAACGACATTCCGGATTACGATCCGGACGATTTTGACAATTACGATTATGAGTGACATTTTTCAAAGCCTGTTATTATCCTTCGGGGTGATAACGTTCATATTCGCTATCCTAGCGATAATTTTTATTGTATTAATCTTGATAGACGACAAGTACAAATGAGGAATATCGAATCACAGACCCAGCAAGCTTGCGTCAGATACTTCCGTCTCCAATACCCGAAATACGCCGGATGCTTCTTTAGCGTCCCGAACGGAGGACGGAGGGACACGGTAACCGGGGCTATACTGAAAGCGGAAGGGGCATTGGCCGGGGTAGCCGATCTGTTCCTGTCAGTCCCGAATAACGTCCATCACGGTCTGTACGTGGAAATGAAGACAAGAAAAGGCCGGCAACAGGACAGCCAGAAGGCATTCCAGAAGGCGGTAGAGGCTCAAGGGTACAGATATGAGATATGCCGATCGCTGGACGATTTCATCGCGCTTATAAAAGACTACTTGAATGGCTAAGAAACCTACCAAGCAACCCGAGCGTATCAGATGCGCCGATTGCGTGCACGGCAAGCCTCACAAGGGTCTGGCCGTATGGTGAGAGATATTGAACACCGGAAGGGTAGCGAACTCCTTCCGGTATTGTGACAACTATAAACGATAACTTATATGAGAACTATCAAAGCGAACACTAAGGCAAACGGGGATATACTCCCGGAGCCTAAATTCAAGAGGATACCCGTAAGGGTTGACAAGAACACGATCATCCTCGTAAGGGAGGGCTTGAACGTGGAAGAGCATCTAAAAAGATTCAAGGACAAGGACAACACGCCACCGGGATATATCCCGTGATTCTAAAAAAACTTCAATATGTTTGGTATCTTGAAAATGAATAGTATCTTTCAAAAAAAAATAGTCATGAATAATAATAACGTTTTAAGGATTCACATAAAGAACTCCCAGCCTGTAGATGTTTCAGACTTCACGAAAACGATGAGCGCTTTTGGAACGCTGTTCTCCAACTTCGCCCAAAAGAACGGGAAGTCAAAAGAGGAGGCTAACGCAAAGCTATATGTCAGTAAAATAATAGAAGGAAGTATTGACATACATCTCGTAGAGCTAGCGTCCTTGGCGGTTATTCCATTCGTGGAAAATTCTAATTTGATACTTGACTTCGCCAAGCACATTAAAAGTATCTATGATTATTTCGTCTTGTCTAAAGGCGACGAACCTGAGTTGAACGTACCGGAACTTAAAGGCGTTCATGATATGGTGTCCATACCGGCAAATGACAGGAACGGCTTAATGACCGTCCAAGTAATCAACGACAACGCAGGCAATGTCATTTTCGAGGGATGTACATTCAATCATATTGAAGGCAACGGTATACAAAACCAATCGGATAACGCATTAAAGGAGAGAAAGGCGCTATCTAATGAGGGAGATATCTACAGGAAACAATTGATGACCATATATCAAGTCAGGAAGGATGGCGCTGACAGAGGTAACAAAGGAGTTATTGACGCTATATCAGACAGGAAATTAGGATTAGTGTTTGACTCTGACACGCTAGAGGACGATATTCTAAGATCGGCTCAAAATCCAATGCTGAAAGGTTACATCGTTGACGTGATCGTTCAGACGGTACAAGGGAAACCAGCCGCCTATAAGATAATGGCATTGCATGACGTGATCGATTTAGATTAAAATCTCACCCAATCATTGATTAACGAAGCGGAATAGAAAGTATCTTTTCCGCTTTTTTCATAAAATCATTTGGCATTTTGAATTTGAGTTGTATCTTTGCAGTGGACCCGCCAGTTCAAGTATTAGAAAACAAGTTTGTCGTAGCTATTTTTATGGCTAGACATGGCGTGTTATATCTACAAAGATATAAAGGCTATCAATCCACATGGGTTACGACACTTGTGTTTTAACTTGGACTTGGCGGTTCGTGGGGCGATAGCCTTTTTTATATACTCAAATTTCATTAACATGCCAAGTCCTATGAAATCTGCGAGTGTAACGAACAACAGTAATTGCACAACCACGTCCGCTCACGAAACGAGCTTCCTATCATGGCGATCCATCGCCAAGCTATTAACCTTCATGTCATTCGGCTTGCTCGAGTGCGATAACAAGAACGACGTTATCGGCTATGTCAAGGTACTAATCTTATTGATGTCCGCATTCATTTTAGCCGGGCTGGAAGGAGGTGCGCTATGAGTACTCCAACAGCACGTCAACAAACTATCCGCATCAACCGCCTATCCAAGGAGAACGATCGGCTTTCCAAGGAACTGGAGCACGTTAAAGAACAGCTCAGATGGTCACGCATCACGTCCTCGCAAGAGACGGAACTAAAGAACGCTTGCTTCTTCTTCATCGCCGCAAAGGGGCTATTCACCGAATGGCACGAGTGGCACGACAAGAGGATAACAGAGAGGTTGATGGACGAGATCAAGAGGACTATCAAATAGCCCTACCCTACTCACGTATTAAGATTTTAAAATCCCCGGTCTAGGCCGGGGAGTATATTGTATTGTCTAAAAAATAAAACTACATAAAAATGACACACCTAAAAAGAAATAAGCATGGCACGGATAAGGACAATTAAGCCTAAATTCTGGGACGATTCCAAAATAGGTAAGATCAGCAGAGACTCCAGACTCCTATACATAGGATTATGGACTTTCTCCGATGATTTCGGCGTTGTGATCGGTGACACGATATGGTTAAAGTCTAAGATATTCCCGTATGACCAAATTCAGGTTCAACAGTTTGAGAAATGGTTATCAGAGCTTGCGACAAATGGATTTATATGTCAGTTCTCTTATAATAATGAGAATTTCATATATCTGCCTAAATTCGCTCGGCATCAAGTGATAAACCGACCGAATGTTGACGATTTGAACATACCTAAAAACAAGTTAGACAATATCTTATCAAAATTCACTGAACAATCACTGATTAATCACGGAACGTTCACTGAACAATCAGTGCCTATAAAGGAAGAGGAAAAGGAAGAGGAAAATATAACAGAAGATTCTAACGAATCTCCTGTATGTGCGACTTCACAGCCGCACGATGGACGGATTGATTACGCAGAACTTGTCAAATTTTTCAATGAAAAAACGCAAGGCGCATTCGGAAATATACGGATGCCTCTGTCAGACAAGCGAAAAGGGATGATAAACGCACGTATCAAGACATACGGGAAAGAAACCTTCGCAAGGATGATACAAATGGCATTAAACAGCGATTTTCTCAAAGGTCAGAATAAAAATGGCTGGCGAGCTTCTTTTGACTGGCTTATCAAGCCAACTAATTTCGAGAAAGTAATATCAGGTAATTATGACAACAAAAATAGGGCAAATACTCAACAATGCAACCGTGATCCAAACGAGTTCCTTCGAAATATCGCAGAGGGAATCGCCCGAGCCGATTTCGAGGAATCCAAACGGTGAGTGCAGCGTAAGTCTCTATACCGGGGATTTAGCTGAGCCACGAGAAATAGCCGTATCTATCAGCAGATTGATGACCGCATTCCCGAAAATGGGAGATCCGTTCTTTAATTTGTTAGCGGAAAGGGTAAGGGCGAATAAGTTCACCACAAAACGGCTTAATGACGCTATCAACCATCTTATTGACAATTTCAACTACAAGGAGCTTAACATAGCGGATATCATCAAGTTTGACAAGAGAGCCAAGCTATACTCTTACAACGACGTATGTAAGATGGTGTCCAAGGGAGAGGCAACGTTCTCTGACTTTGCCGTTAAAGAGATCAATGGGACACATTACAGGGTAAAAAAAACTGATATAGAGTAACATGGAAATAACAGAGAGATTGAGAAACACCCCTACCGGCTTTGTTATCCAAGTCGGGACAAACAGGGTGCAAGTCAAACGCTTCGAGGCAATATACCAAGGGAAAGCGGTCGTATGCAGGGGATGCCTGTTCCGGGGCGATGGAGCTAGGGATTGCGAATACAGCAAGGCTTGCATGGCCCATCTGAGGCCGGACCATGAAAGCGTAGTTTTTGCTAAAACGAGAGAGACATGACACATGGATCATTATTTTCTGGTATAGGAGGATTTGAGACTGGAGCGGAATGGGTTGGCATAGAGACTCTGTGGAACTGTGAGATCGAGCCATTCCAGAGGAGTATATTAAAAAAACATTTTCCAAACACAAAGCAATATGAGGACATCAAAGAATTGTCAAACCCCGGATATGTGGACATCATTAGTGGAGGATTTCCGTGTCAAGACATTAGCATTGCGGGAAAAGGAGTTGGTATCACCGGAAGTCGTTCTGGACTATGGAGTGAGATGCATAGAGTTATACGGGAAGTTAGACCTCGATACGTCATCATTGAGAACAGCCCAATGCTCCTTGTTCGAGGTTTCGAGCGAGTCCTTTGCGATCTTTCCAAAACAGGGTATGATGCGGAATGGCAATGTCTATCGAACGCCGCCTTTGGATTCGACCATCATCGTGAAAGGGTGTACGTTATTGCCTACTCCAACGAAATCAAACAACAAACATGGAGGGTTCAAAAGTGGAACAAGGCTCAAACAATATTTGTCCCGCCACCAAAACAACACGGTAGATTTCCTCTCTCTGAAAGGATTTACAAAATGCCAGATCGTGAGCATATTGGAGTCAATGATGGGATTCGTGATTGGACACACAGAGTTGGATCGATCGGAAATGCGGTAAATCCAACGGTCGCCAAATACCTGTTTGAGTGTATTAAAATATTCGACAGCAATTTAAAGAAAGACATTCATCATAGTTGAAAGATGCATTCAGCTATGAGGAGAGTAATCAAAATCAAATAATCATGAAACAATACAACGATTGGGAAGAGATCGACAAGGACACGAACGGACTTGTCACGTCGCTTACCTATATGGTCCTCTTCGTGAACGACCAAGTGTATAACTACACCATATCGCTCATGGAGGCCATAAGGAATAGCGAGCACTACAGGCATAACGCCAAACGGACGGCCAACGCTATCGAGAGGGAGATAGACGCTTATAACACGAACGTCTTCCGGATAGCCAAGGCTAACAAGGAGGCGTTAGCGGAGATAACGCAAAGCATGGAGGAGGACGTGCAGCCTCATATAGACCGGTATTACTACACGATCAGCCAGATATTGCTGGATCACGGGGTATCGGGCATGACGAACCGGATCGCCTCGCTGTCATCAACAATAAACATGCTAGCGCAGATGTCGAGGATCACGATAAGCTATTTCGGCGACAGGATGCGTAAGATCGTCCCATTGGCGTACAATCCCATTTCCTATCTGACACTGGACAAGGTGGAATATCTGAGCGACCGGTTATCAAGCGAGGTCACGGGGAAGGACGTGAGAATAAACTTAAATGAGCAGCCCGGGATCGTGAAGGCGTTCACGGCGATAAGCAACGCCTTGCTAAGGCCGGAGATCTTTGAGAAGGCTTTCGAGAAAGCAGGATAATTATATTGACGATAAATAGAATAAAATTAATGAAAACATATATAGAATTTCTGAAAGAGAAAATGGCCATTAGCCATCAATCCGGATTTGAGATTAAACCTGATGAGCTTACCCCGACATTATACCCTCATGTGAAAGATACAGTCCGTTGGGCGGTAACCGGTGGTTGCCGGGCTATATTCTCCAGCTTCGGTATGCAAAAGACAGTCACCCAGCTGGAAATACTCCGAGTAATCCTGAACCATAAAGGAGGCAAGGGATTGATTGTTTGTCCCAAGCGTGTGGTAGTCGAGTTTCTTACGCAAGCAGAACAACATTTGCACATGAAAGTTACTTATGTCCGAACTATGGCAGATGTGATGATATGCCCGACCGATATCATGGTAACGAACTACGAGCGTGTCCGTGATGGAGAGGACGGGGTAAGAATAGAACCGTCCTATTTCACTGCAACATCATTGGATGAAGCGAGTGTACTTCGTGGTTTCGGTACCAAGACCTATCAAGAGTTTCTTCCTTTGTTCGCAGAAGTACCGTACAGGTTTGTTGCCACTGCCACACCGTCACCAAACAGATACAAGGAACTGATACACTATGCCGGTTATCTCGGTGTGATGGATACAGGGCAGGCTCTTACTCGCTTCTTTCAGAGAGACAGCACGAAAGCGAATAACTTGACACTATATCCACACAAGGAAAAGGAGTTTTGGCTGTGGGTAAGCACATGGGCATTGTTCCTCACCAAACCATCTGACCTTGGTTATCCTGACACCGGATATGAACTGCCGGAATTACGTGTACATGAAGAAGTCGTAAGCGTGGATAACTCCACTGCCGGTACCGACCGTGACGGACAAGTGAAGATGTTTCGTGAAGCTGCTCTCGGACTTGCTGATGCAGCGAAAGAACGCCGGGATAATATGCAAGAAAAGATTGCCCGTGTGGTGGAAATCATTAACCGCCCAGAGAATAAAGATGAGCATTTCCTTCTGTGGCACGACTTGGAAAAGGAACGTGAAGAACTTTGCCGGGTTATACCCGGATGCAAGGCTGTGTACGGCTCGCAGGATGATGAAGAAGCTGATAAGGTGATAGCAGATTTTAAAGACGGCCGTCTGAAATATCTGGCTGCCAAACCCGAAATGTTGGGTGAAGGTCTGAACTTCCAGTACCACTGTCATAAGGCAATCATGTTCATTGACTACCGCTTCAACGATAAGTTCCAAGCGATAGCCCGCATATACCGCTTTATGCAGCAGCATCCCGTTGATCTCTATCTGGTCTATGCCGAAAGCGAGGGTGAAATATTTAAAAGCTTCATGCAGAAATGGGCGCAACACCGGGAAATGGTTTCCAAAATGACCGACATAGTCCGTGAAAACGGTCTGTTCGGTTTGCGGGCCGAGGAAAAGATGATGCGTTGGATGTTCGCCAGTCGGGAAGAGAAATCCGGCAAGTTATGGAAAGCAATCAATAACGATAATGTATTGGAATGTCAGAAAATGGAAAGTAATTCTATTGATTTGATTGTTACCAGTATTCCATTTTCTAACCACTACGAATACACGCCTACCTATAACGATTTCGGTCACAATGAGGACAACAATAAATTCTTTGAACAGATGGACTATCTCACGCCCGAACTGATGCGTATCTTAAAACCGGGGCGATTAGCTTGCATCCATGTGAAAGACCGTGTTTTGTTCGGAAATGCTACGGGAGACGGTATGCCAACTATCGATCCGTTTAGCGAAATGACCGTATTCCATTACATGAAACATGGTTTCCGGTATATGGGACGTATCACGGTTGATACGGATGTTGTAAGGGAGAATAACCAGACTTATCGACTTGGTTATACTGAAATGTGTAAAGACGGCTCCAAGATGGGTGTTGGTTGCCCGGAGTATGTACTACTTTTCCGCAAGTTGCCCTCTGATACATCACGGGCATACGCTGATTTGCCTGTGACCAAGAATAAGAACGAATATTCGCTTGCCCGTTGGCAGATAGATGCCCATGCAAGTTGGAAATCCTCAGGTAATTCATTATTGTCATATGAAGATATAAAAGGTGCAGGAATAGATAAGATTCGGCATTTGTTCCGTAACTACGAGCGTGATCATATCTACAATTTCGAGGAACACGTATCGTTTGCGGAAGAGTTAGATGCATACGGGAAATTACCCAAAACATTTATGGCCATTGATCCTGTGAGTAAAAAAGATTGGATATGGGATGATGTCGTCCGGATGCGTACGCTCAATACGAGGCAGTCGCAAAAGAAACGACAGAATCATATTTGTCCTCTCCAACTAGATATTGTCGAGAGACTGATAGAACGGTATTCAAATAAGGGTGAACTGATATTTGATCCGTTCGGCGGCATCGGTACCGTCCCTTATTGCGCCATCAAATTAGGTCGTAGGGGACTTTCAACAGAACTCAATTACGATTATTGGAAAGACGGACTTACTTATCTACGGGAAGCGGAGATGGAGGTAAGCGCACCGACATTATTTGACTTAATAGCGATATAATCATGAGAAATAAAGAACTAATCGCTCTATTACAAGAGCAAGACCCGGAAGCGGAGGTAATGATCCGCACGTCGGATGGAGAGTATGAGTACGATCCGGTGGATGTAACATGGGACGAAGAGATAGAATGCACAATTATTCAGGAGGGGTAAATATGAAAAATGAAACAAAAATCCTCAATTTATTTGTCGGTAACGACAAGTATAGACCCGCATTAAACCAAGCGTTCAAGCAAGGAGGCACGGTATGTGCCACTGACGCTATCACGCTTATAACAATACCTATATCCTTGATAGGGTTTAACTATCCGGATCAAGACAAGCCGGATGTATCATCTGTGTTGGATATAAGGAAAGAATGCAATGAGATCATAGAATTGTCTTGGTTGAAGGAATTGTACAATGACGTTCCGATGATAAATGAAACGTATAAGTGCGAGGCTTGCGATGGTACCGGGATGGTTGATTATGAGTTTTATTTTGATGGAACGACCTATACGGAAGAGAAGGAATGCCCCATATGTCGTGGAAAGGGTCATTTAGGCGAGACCGGGGAAATGATAAAAGATTCCCAATATTACATTTACATACACGGGAATCCTTTTAAATCATGTCTTGTGCTTAAAATGATAAATCTCATGGAGCTTCTTGATATCACCTCTTGTGTTCTTGTTTCGAACCCTTCATCTGGACCTAACCTGTTTAGGTTCGAGAATGGGATAAATGTAATATTAATGCCTAGTTTTAGATGAGATGAATAAGGTGACAGTTAAAATAAAACATCCATGTCCCGATTTTCCCTTTTTCGGTGCATCTTATCCAGACGCAATATGCTGTGACGGCTATCTATGGGATCTTGACTCATATGATAGCGAGGTTGGGGGATTGACCGTAGGCGGGGATGTCCCCTGCCCTTTCTGCAAGACCGATGAGTTTATAGAGTACGATCCTTTTGGTTTATTATACGTAGGGGATGACAAGGAGAAAACTCGTGAATGGTACTTATCTTACATTGATAAATTGAGGGAAGATATAGATAATAAGAAATATTTTAACAACGAATTATAATATGAATCAAATTTGCACGAATAAAGAACAATCATCCCGGCTATTAGAGGCCGGGCTGAGACCGGGGACTGCGGACATGTATTTGGACGAGTTCGAATGTCCGGTCGCATTTGAATATGGCAGGGTTGAAAAGCATGTGGGTCAAGATATGGCATTCCCGGCTTGGTCTCTATCCAAGATGATAGACATGCTTCCTGCCACGATTTCACAACGCAACCGACCCGATTTAAGATTGGAAATCACAAAAGATAGCGTGTATTGGTTCATCCAATACACCGAACTGGGGTACGACTGCAAGTATGAGGTTATGAAAAAGAAAGTCTTAGATGCTGTTGTGAATATGATTGAATGGCTTGTCAAGGAAGGACACCTTGATAATAAATACCTAGCGGTTAAATGCGGTGATTGCCGACTTATCGAGGATGAAGACGCAAGCGGAGACGCTTGGTGTTCATTGCACCAAAAGCCGGTAAGGTGCGATAGCGAGGCTTGTAAGGATATTTTAGAGAAAGGAGTAGAACTGAATGATTATGAATGAACAGGTATTATCAGTAGAACAAATGCAACACCTTATTAAATTAGGTATTGACGTGAGCAGTGCAAGCATGAAGTTTATAAGCACCCATCCAAGTTGTGATTATAGCGAAGATGATGAAATCGAGTTTATACCAGTCTGTGTTAATTTTTATGCTAAACAGTATAATGAGAGTGGCAAGACATTTACCTTGCAAGATATGTTGGCTCTCATGCCAAAACAGATAGATGACTATACATTGAATTGGTACATATCAGAAATGATTTTCAGATATGATAAAATTGATTTATTTGGTAAGTTTGAGGTGTTAGAGGATTTATCGTTCTATTTCAACGAGAATGTAACAATCTTAAATGTAGCCTATGGTATGCTCTGTAAGCTTGCGGAATGTGGATATTTAAACAATAAGCATTAACAATGGAAAGAGATATTGATAAGAGACAGACGGTAGAAGAAGCGGCTCATTTCTTCGCTGAAAGCAGGAGTAGCGGTAGTGCATTCCCTGCGTATTATCAGGGATTTATAGCCGGTGCCGAATGGCAGGCAAAGCAATCACCGTGGGTAAGCGTGGAAGAGCGATTGCCTAAAGAAAATGAGATAGTTCTTTGCAGGATGGTATCAAATGGGGCAATAGTTAGTGGTTATATAGTTGTTGAAGCCGGGAAACCTCCACGTGTCGCAACATCCGGGAATTTTGAGTTTGAAGATTACGGAGATTATGAATGTGATATGTGGATGCCTATACCCGATCTTGAGGAATAGTATTAACCGAGCCTTCCCATGAAGGCGCTTAATTAAAAAGATATGAAAATATCGCTTGCTTTTCCGGGAAAATTCGTAAGTTTGCGGCGTCACATTACACATAGGCGCTGCAAGCGAGTAGGCCAGCAAAGATGAGAGAAGCATAAGCGGCTCCCATAATCCGTTCATATATCTTTGCGATATGTGTGGTGTGACAACTTTTGGATTATGTGGGGTCGCTATTTTTTATTCATCTAACTGTCACACCAGATGAAGCAAACGATTCAAGCCACCGGTACGCCCGTACCCGTGTCCGTAAGAGCCGGAAAGTTCTTTTCGTGGCGAAATGTCGCCAGAGTGTTTAACGTATTACCGTTCGGTATATGCGAGTGTAAAAGCGTTGACGATGCCAAAGGCTATGTCAAGGCGTTGATCTTACTGATATCCGCATTCATTTTAGCAGGGATGGAGAAAGGAGGTATGCCATGATCGACAAGATTCATTTTGACCTGTCCGGTCTAGATGATTTCTTTTCCAAGGTCATTACCCCAGAGGAGTTATGCGAGGCTTTAATAGACCTTCTGTTTAATTACTCCATGACCGTGAATGAGGAGCGTTCCGAGACTTTCAAGGATGATGTCGGGACAATATATCTACTTTATAGCGAGTTAAGGAAATTAAGATCAATCAGTTAAATCATTAATCACATTGTAAAAAGGGGGTTGCTGTTTTGGCCCCCACTGTAAATCAAAATTGAAAATTATTTTGTCAGAAATTTTAAAGACTTACGTATTATGAAAGGAATCGAAATATTCAAGAACGATCGTTTCGGTGAAGTGAGAGTAGCCGGGACTAATGAGAACCCTTTGTTCTGCTTGGTAGATATATGCAAGGCGGTCGATATAGCGAATAGCAGAAACGTGAAGAACAGGTTAGATGAAGATGACGTCCATCTGGTGGACATCATAGATAGTTTAGGTAGAACCCAACAAGCGGTATTTGTATCAGAAGCCGGGATGTATGATGCGGTATTAAAAAGCGATAGCCCAAAAGCTAGACCTTTCTCTCGTTGGATAACACACGAGGTTCTCCCTTCAATCCGCAAGACCGGAGGTTACATGGTCGCCAAACCGGAGGATACCCCGGAGGAGATCATGGCACGGGCATTGACCATAGCGCAAGCCACTCTATTAAGGAAAGAGGAACGGCTAAAAACGCTTGAGATCGAGAATGAGCATAAACAAGCCACGATAGAGCTGCAAGCGCAAGAATTAAGGATATCCGCGCCAAAAGCGGAATATTGCGACAAGGTTCTTTCGTCCAAGGGTTATCTAACGGTTAATATGATAGCTTCATGCCTCGGTATCTCCGACATCAAATTAAACAAGCTGCTTTGCGAGTGGGGCGTGCAATACAAGGAAAGCGGCACATACTTTCTTTACTCTAAATACAGGGACAAGGGGCTTACCTTTCACAAGCCACATCCATATACGGATAGCAATGGTGAGATAAAGACACGCCAGCATATGTATTGGACGGAGGCCGGGAAGAAGTTCATTCTTGATTTGTATAACCTTAAAATTTCAGCCTAATGAGAGATAAACCTTTTTATGAGCTGTTATCACGCATAGATGATGACAGTTTATTGGCCAACTTTTTCAATAAGGTGTTAGGGAATTTGGATATGGCGAGAATCGTATCCGCACCCCGTACTTTTCGTCATAAGGATGATGAGAATAGCCGATATTACATTGATCTTTTTTATGATACATGCTTGTGGGAAATGTATCTGCATCAATCCATATACAAGCTGAAGGGATGGATAAGAACACTGGATGAATACCTGATAGAGTTTGATGGGAACTGGAAATATTACGCTTCCTCGAAACGTATCGAGAGCGTTAATGAATATGGCGGCGATAGCGATGACTATAACGAGGATGGGAGCGTTAAGGTCATCGATATCCCCAATGACAGGCTTGAGCCTTACTCAGTCATAAGGGAGTTGGTCTGTGACGATTGGACTGATATCGTTCAAGAGACCAGCCCGAAAGACTTGGAGAGGCTCTACGGATGCCTACAAGCAAAGGCTAATTTTTCCATAACTGATTTTATCAAGGTCAAAATGGGAGTTGATATCCCTATGTATCAAAAAGATGATAACGGTAATATGGTTAAGATGGGATTCGCAGACAAAGTATTGCATAAGGCCGCTGAACAGAACAATTCAGAGGTCATGGGATCGTACGTATTGTTGGTTTGCTATTGTATGCGGGATATTGTCTCTGTCATAAGATCGTTGAACCCGTTTGAAGACAACGTGGAGGTATTGACTAGTGTAAAGAATGATGCGATGCGGATTCTATCCATGTCTTTCAGTAAGATGGATATAGTAAAAAAACACATGTCATCATAACAGGCACATCAAGTGCCGTATCCGGGCCATCACCTCATGGAAGTTGACAGGCTCGAAATCCAAGGAATCCGTGAGGCGGTCTATCTCCCGTCTTACGGATTCCTTTTTCTTTTTATCTTCTTTTTTCTTTCCCATAACTCATCGTTTATATCGTTCCTGTGACGATGGCAATCGCAGATGAACATCCTTATCTCATCGGACATCAAGGCTCCTATATCGCCAGCCAAGTAAGCGATAGGCTCCCCTCCGATCTCCAGATCCAAGGCCAAGGACATATGATCCGTCAAGTGCCGGCACTCGTGGAACAACGAATTAGAGAACTCCCTGTAAGACGAGGTCCGGCCTATCACCATGACGGATTCCCTTCGCCGGTAGTTGGAATAAGTAAGTCCCACGTCCAGCTTGCAGGATCCTACGTTGCCATAAGCCTCCCGTATCTTGCTTTCCGGGCAACCGGCCCTCCTCAATAGGGCTATGATATCGGATATCCTCGAGCAGGTGACGTTATACAGTACGTGGATCACCCAATCGTATCTCTTGATATGGTAATCCCGTCGTATCATCTCCTTACCGTCTTGAACTCCCGCTCTATCCTCCTCCTTTGTTGCCGGGTGAGATTGGTTGCCTTGAGATTGCCCACCACCTCGGATACCTTGTCAAAATCCTTCTCTGGCATACTCGCCAGCACGTCCTTGGGGGACTCTCCCTTCAAGATCCTCAGTATGTAGCCCCAGCCTCCCATCACATCATCTCCTCCCAGATTATAGGCGTGCCGGACCCGATGCAATCAGCGTAGAACCGAGTGAACACTATCCCGTCGTAAGCGTCCGGATCGTCGCAGACGTTCTTGACATAAAGAGCGGCGTACTGCTCGTTAGGCACTGAGGAGCCAAGGTAATCGGCCTTGCACATGTTGGCGGCGTAAACATAATCGTATCCACCCTTTTTCTTCACGTCAACGCTATACTTCTTCAGCATCTCATCCACCTGTTCCTTCGTGAAAGGGGTTATCTTGACCTTCTTCCCGTTTCCGTCCTCCTTCTCCATCATGGATACGGCCCAATCGCACATGGCCTTGGAAAAATGCCAGCCATACGCCTTCAGGTAGGATCGCATCCCGGAAGGGAAATCATCATACATATCTAGTCTCATATTCCTCTGTTTTTTAGGAGGGGGAAACCGGTCCCCCCTCATGGTTATCTACGATATCGTCTCGAGTAGCGTCCGGTGCCCGGTACCCCACGGCGATTGCCATAGCCTCCCCCGGATGATCCACGACCGCCGCCACGGTTGCCGTAGCCGCCACGCTCCCACATCTCACGGAACTCGTCGTCGTCCTCGAACTCATCGTCTTCGTCTTCCTCCATGCGGTTGCCATAGCCTTCCATGGCCTTCCGCTTTCCTTCCTTACAGCCAAGCTTATAGGCCTCCTTCGCCAGTTCCAACATATCCTCGTCTTCCATGGCGTCGAATTCCTCGATCAGCTCTCTCAGTTTTCTGCTATATGTTCCCATATCACTCTGTTTTTTTATTCTTGTTATTATTACCGTTCACGGAACCGACAAGTTGCTCCATCATGGCAACCAACCTTGCGTTAGCCTCCTTCAGATCGGACATCTCGTTTCTCATGTTAGCGATCTCACTCTCCCTCTCCTTCTCCCGGGCAAACTCAGGGTTCAGTATTACCAGCATCTTCTCGCACCCCTCAATCACGGATTTATGGTAATCGATGCTGTCAAGTGCCTGTCGGCTTTGCTGCATCATGGCGTTGATCTCCGTATTCAGGGCACCTAGATCGCATGACACAACCAGTTTCTCCCCATTTGTAGTGGGGTAATCCGTAATGGTAACGTCGGACAAGACGTTGGAGAAGCTGACGTTGTCCTCACCTACCTTGGCCTTTATGTCCACCACGATTTTAGCTTGCGGACCATACATATTGAAATTTGGATTCTCCGGTCTCGGAGGGGACACGCTGACTATGCTTCCAACCTCACAAAACGGCGTATTCCCCTTATGAAGGATATATAAAGGATTCCCTTGTCTCTGATTCTTGAACATATTTCTTGGTTTTTATGAGAGCCGGATCGCTCCGGTCTCTCGTTGATACTCTATCACACCACTCCCGTCATTATCTGGAGCGTATTATTGCCCGACTCATAGTAACACAAGTAGATTCCGGTGCCGGTTATATCGGATGCCGTGACATCTGCGCCGTTAATGGTCGTTAGCGCCTGCGTGGAGCCGTTCGTGTCAAACACTACCGGCAACGTCCCGGTAGTACCAGCCGGGATAGGCTGGGCCAGACGGAACAAGATCAACCCGCTAAACGGGGCTGACAGGAACGGGTGATTGCGGAAGGAGAAACGAACGTTGGTCGTCCCGACCGTAACGCCCGTGCTCTCCAAACGTGGGATACCGTTCTTGTTCGCCATTATGAAAGGACTAATGAATGCCATAACTCTTTATTTTTAGGTTATTAACTCATTATCCCCATCCGTTGCCGAAGTTTCCCCAGTTACCGAGACCTAGGCCTAATCCGTACTGGGCGGCCACGCAAGTGGGTATGCCTACCACGGGGGAGTAAGGAACCTTTGCCACCTCCGGCTGGTTACACTCGATCTTGGCCAATCTTGAGCTCAAATCACCCAAGGCGTTACCTAGAGGGGCGGTCTGCGCCTGTAGAGTAGCGGCGAAATAGGCGTTCTGGTTGCTTTGGGAGATCTGTCCTTTCAAGGCTAGGTTCTCCGCCGTCAAGCGATCCATCTTGTCTTGTTGATACAAGTTCTTGAAATCACGGACCTCGTTGATGATATCACGGGTGTTCTGCAGACCTGAGTCACGGAGAGTCAACGTGTTGTTGTTCATCGTATTCACCAGCGTGTTTGTCTGGTTGCAGCTAGCCAATTGGTTCTCGTAGCCCATCTTAGTGATGTTGTTGTTAACCGTGCAGCAGCACTCGGCGATCTGGCTCAATAATTGATTGTTACCACTTTGGACGGCGTTAATGATTTGTTGGGAACTCATGCCTACTTGGTTACCCACGCTCTGGATCTGTCCTTGGATCTGGCAGATAGCGTTTTGTAATTGTTGGGTTGAGCAATTCAAGGAAGATGACAATTGGCTGATAGCCGTTCCGTTTCCTTGGATGGCGTTCATTAATAGTTCCCGTCCAGCGTCATTGTTCAATTGAGCGGGCAATCCGTTGGCCCCGTTGTTGTTACCGAAGCCGTTGCCACCCCAGCCGCCCCATACGAAGAACAGCAATATGATCCAAATCCACCAACAACCGCCTCCGCCCCAAGCGTCTTGGTTGCCCTTGTTGTTCATTAACGCGGCGACCAAGTTGGGATCCAACGATTTTCCACCACCGCCCATCAAGCTCGGGAGAAAGGCCATGATGTCAAACTTACTTCCACCGGAATTACCTCCCTCGGGAGTGCCGATAAAATAATTTCTATCCATTATCTTTAATTTTTGTCGTTAATCCGGCACCATTACCGGACACGACAAAAATCAAGAGAAGTGCTCTGCTAAATAAATATCTCCTTGCTAGCTTGTTGCGAGGTTGTTGCTAGTTCTTTGCGGAAAGGGATGAGACAAAAAAAAGCGCCGCCAATTTGTGTTGACGACGCTTATTGTTGTTGTTTAGACCTTTCAAACCAAAGGCATATACAACGCTTAATTTTTATGGTTGGTTACTTTTTATATCTACCGGTTCCACCTGTTTCCAATACATGCATTGTAGCGTGGTTGGACTAGATATATGTTTTTTTCTATCTGAGTATTTATCAAAACTATTCCTTTCTAGGAATTCATTATACTCCTTAGCTTTTGGTTCATCTAAATTTTTCATATCATTCTATTTTATATAGCATGAAATAATTTTATATGGTAGACAGGAACTCTGACAATGAATCCATGTCCGAAAATTCTTTAACCTCACTGTCCTCATGCATATTTCTCGGTTTATTTCTATTACCTTTTACTATTTTCATCATCAGATCTATAGAGTCGCTCTCATTCTCCATAGAGACCCTCACTTTATCCAAGGCCAAAGCCTCTATTGTATTGCATAACTCATCCGCAAATGATCGAGACATAAAGTATACATCCTTAAAATCTATACGTACACATGGGCTATTCAAATCCTTAGCCCTCATATAGATTTTTTTAGCTTCTGTCCTAGAACGAAGCTCTCCCCTTATCAATTCTGATATCACAATTGTCTTTTCCATGATCTTCATTCTAAATATTCATAAAAATTAAACATCCTTTCCTCTTTATATGGTATCCTTAATGCCACTATAGTTCCATCCCATTTTATATAATCAGGAAGTCCTATATATGATGTCTCTTCCTCTGACATAAGATGAAACGCTTGCCCAGACAGCAAAAAATATGTTCCTCCAAGTCCCTTAGACAACATTCTCTTGCAAGTACTTATACCATAACCACGATTCTCGGTATCTGGTAAATTTTTAGTCGATATACCCTTTCCCGCGCTTTTTAAAGCCTCCACATCGTTAGTTATACCTCCCTTGCCAGACTTAACATAACTACCCAGTATACTTATACCATTATCCGCTATGCAAATGTCTATATAACTCTTTGACGGATAATACTGAGCAAATATATAACCAAATTCACTCTCTGAATGTTCAGATATATTGTCAATCGTCTCAGTCAGCATATAAGATAAAGCCTTTCTCAACTCTCCTTCAATATTTAATTGCCTTATCATTATATTCTCTGCTACAGATAGTATATCGTTTTTTATGCTATCCTTGCTTTTACATCCCGGGAACTTTATTATAGGAATATATTTTTTCATAGAAAAATATTCCATATAATTATGAAAATCACTAACACTGTCAGCTACTACACCTCCTTCAAAATGAATAGAGTCCAGATAGCTTTTAACACTGTCCGATATATTCTTGCAAACCACATTCTTACCGCACTTATCTCTATAAAGCATAAGAGGCAATAAGAAAAATGGAGTCACAAATGCCGTATATTGGAAGTTCCATATGAAATCATCATCATCGGAATTCTCCATTTTCAGGATTATCCTGAATAGATGATTGAAGGCTTCTCCTATCCTAATATCATTTACCGCATGTGGCATATATATTTCCATAATGAAACTTTTCGTATACAACAAAGCCTCTGCCAAGGCTGGTTACTTGACGAGGCTACAAAATCACCTTTTACGCCGCAAATGTCGCAAAAAATTTTGTTATATGAAAATTTTTTCATAGACAAATCACATGCCTTACAACATAACGCACCCTCAGACCGTACCTGATAGCTCCTCTTTCACGCTCTCCACCGTCCTCCTCGGGTAGTAACTCCTCCTTATTCTGTCCGGGTACAAGTTACGCATCCTGTTGACCGCCTGCCTCGTCATCCCCGTCAGATCGGATATGATATTGTCGCTCAACTTGCGATCGGCCAGTATGGTTATAGCCACTCCCCTAGCGTCAACGTTCCTCTCCTTGTTGTTGCTAAACATCATTACCGGATCGGTCCCGCACTCCTTGCACACCGCCTCTATCACTTTCTTGTAAAAAATTTCAACCTTATTCATGAACTTTTTATTTCGTGGTTTGTTTTACTATCAAAGCCGGGCACAAAAAATGCACGGCAGAAGAAATAAGAATCTCTCCCGTCGTGCAGCGATAATTAAAACAAACTTCCGATCCGTTTTAATTCGTGGGGAGATTCTTTCTCTTTATCTCCCCGCCAACTCATCCTCGCGGAGTCATTGGATAACACTATGTATCAATATTAAATCACCCTCTCTTATTAATGATCCACCATAACATGGCCGCAATCATTCCTCCTACCAACAGATACCACCATACCCTAGGATGAATGAGCCTCGTTTCCTTATCCACGTTTATCGTTTCTCTCTCATCGGTAACTACCGTCTCATTATTCGTCCTCACCTCTGTCATATCAGATCCGGACGAAACGATCTTCTCGCCTGATTCCTCTCGCTCCTTTCCTATGGTTATATCGGATGTCTTGACAGGATATATGTTCCCCACGCTGTCTGGAGAAGACCACTCCACGACCAAGATCCGGGCGCTCAATCTCTCGTTAGATAATATCCGCTCTATGGCCGAAAGGCTGTCTTTTTTAAAGATACTATCCGATAGACTGACACTTTTAGTGGCATGCCTCTCCGTATCCGTGGATTTCTTGGAAGTTCCACAGGCACAGAGAAGGCATAACAATATGACGAACCATATTTTCATAGTAGATTCCACCCTGCTATAACATCCGACATATCGGCCTCCCTCCCATTCTCCACCTTGCTCATCCCGGCGACAATCCGGGTCATTTGCTCACGATCATTCACATTGATAGGATCATCGGCCGGGATGCCGGCATAATCGGATACGGCCTTTACGTAAGCCTCCGTGTCGTTCTCGTTCTCCGGAGCCCAACGACCGATCATCTTGCGGATCGTGTCAAGCTTATAGTAGTTATAGTAGTTGCGCAAGATGCGGAACACCGCCCTGTAACCGTATGCCATCGTTTCAAACTGCTTAAATGAATTATCCTTACTCGGTCTAATTTCGCCTTGAAATAGATCGCTGTTGATCCGGATATTCCCGGGGTTGTTGTTTCGATACCCACGAGGTAAATTATTTTTCCCCATATTTTACTCTCCTTTCTTCTTTTTATTCATGGCATTGGATAAAGCGTTTGTCAAAGCGTCCTCCAAAACCTTTTGCGTTACAACCTTACCGATCATGTCGGCTGTCTTAATCGCCCGCCTCCTTTGTTTAGCGTCTGCCTTCTCCCAGATAGACCTAACCTCCGTTATCAAGATAAATACGGTCACTATCGAGGATACGACCGGGACATTGGTCAAGAAAGGCAGATGGATAAATTCCCAGAACCGACACACGTAGCAAACCGAGTCTATCCCGCACGCTATACATACGCTACCAGCGTAAAGTATGAACTTACTGACCGTCATACGCATGCCATACGAATTACGCTCCTCGCCCCTCAATTTAGCCTTGTAATAACCCGAGGCGAAATCCCACCCCATCGCCACCATAACGATGAACATCTCAAACACGACTACAGTCAGTAGCTCCCTCATACTGCAAATCATCTTAAAAAACTCCATTCTTCCGATCCTTTTTTATTTAGTTATAAAACCACTACGCTCTCCTCCTCTCTCGCCGCCTCCCACTCGGCGAAATCGCTATCCACACGGTCTTTCAACGCCTTCCTCTCGTTAAGGAACGTCTTATAAGACTCCACGTATGACAAGTCCAGTATGCCTAGCTGGGCGGCGTTGTAGTCGTTCAGCTTCTTTTGCTCCACGTCCTTGTCCCATAGGGCGTTAATGCAGGCCTCCAATATCTTGTTGGCCGTCAACGTGGGCCATACCCTGACCTCGTTGTAACTATAGGAGATCACGGGGGCCATATCGTCACCCATCTCCCTTGTCTCCTCTTTGATGTCCCACCGGTACAGGTAGGAACCATCACCGTCCCGCTCTATTCTAGGCGGCATTGTGTCGCTCCATGATCGCTTCATAAAACTCTGGTTTTAAAATTTTCTTAGCTAAATGCTTGCTATCGCTATCATATATCCAGCCCAGCCAACCGGCTAGACCTGCCTTGTATTCCGTTAAGGATATATTCGGGACTTTATTCAATCTAGCCGCCGCACGACATAGATTTTGCTTAGTCCTCTTCCTTATCCGTATATGCTCCTTATAGAAAACGAACCCCACGAAATCTATACCACGGCCGCTTTTATCCGATCTTCTCTCAGCGATCTTAAATATCTGGTAATTCCCTTTCAGCTCCAACTTCAACACGGCCAATCTATCGATAAGCCACGGAAGTAATACGTTTCTCAAGAAACACTTATCATGATGGAAAAAAGTCATGTCATCCGCGTATCTGATATAATGCCTTATATCTATAATCTCCTTTATCTCGTGATCCAGATAGGCGAGATAAAGATTCGCAAGATATTGGCTAAGATAGTTCCCGATCGGAACGCCGGGAGCGGAATCGATGATCTCATCCAACAACATAAGCAAGCGATCGTCCTTGATCTTCTTCCGAGCGATGCCTTTCAACACCTCATGATCTATTGACGGATAGAATTTGCGGATATCAACCTTGAGGCAATAGACGGATTCACGATCGGACAAAGCCCGTCTTGTCCTCTTATACGCCTCCGTTATCCCTCTTCCCTTGATACATGATGTCGTATCAGCCGTGAACACGGAAACCCATATAGGTTCCATGACGTTCATTATGGCATGATGCAATATCCTGTCCGGATAATAAGGGAGCTTGAAGATGATCCTTTCTTTTGGCTCATAGATGGTATCAGTCCGGTACTTGGAAGTCTTGAACGTGCCATCCAGCAGAGACTTTAGCAAACGGCTTAGATTACCTTCTTTGTCCTTGTCGAACAACCTTATACCGTATGAATCCTTCTTTCCCCTTCGGGCTTTCATGTCCGCAAGTATCAAGTTGTCCATATTCGCTATCTTATCAAATAAATCCCCTATTCTCTTCATTTTATTGTCATTAATTTGCTTTTTATCATAGGGAGTCTTCGGTTTCCCTACCAACACCCTTTATATGGGGAGACTTTTTTCGCCAAGAGGCGAGGCCACCATCCCTGTTTGTTCTCTAAATATCTTTTCCCCTCTCTAAAAGTATAGGCGTGAACCGATGTTACGATTCGCAGCGGAAGGCGCATTATTCGTATTCACGTTAGCGAGGCCTGCATTCGACCTGTTGTCCGCGTTACCGCCAACCAGCACCACCTAGGGATGATCGACCCTTATTCCGTCATTCGAGATAATACCTATTCCCGGAGGCTCGCATCGTCACTTTCCTAGGGAACTTGTCCATCTCCTTTATCTTACCAAGAACGTACTTGATCTCTTGGAAGTTCGTAAAGAATTTCTTGGCATCACTATCCTTATCCTCTAGATTCTCCTTGATCATGACAAGCGCCCTATCTTTCCCGAACTTGGTGGACACGCCATCCATGTAATCGATTACCCAGAACGTGAGATTCGTCAACTTCTGTTGGGTGATCTCCGGACAATTAAAATGCCTTGAGTTCTTATCCCTTGGGATATTCAAGAACGACAAGCTGCCGTCATCTTTATTCTTTTCTTCTTCCATTTTTATCCTCATTAAACGTTATACAAAAAATTCCCGACGTGAGACGTGCGGCTACGCCGACGTTTTACGATATTCGGGGAAAAAGCAAAGGCG